GAAGTTGTAGACGAGGACACTCGGTTTACAGATTTTTTTTTTAATGATACGGCGACCACCGAGATCTAAACCTGTTTCTTGAAGTCTTCAACCAACGTGCTGCAATCCTTACGTTTTTCGGTGCATTGGGTGGATCCGTTCGAGCCGCCGTCCTAAAGACAACTTGGAAAGAGGGCCTTCGTGTTGTATTCGTCGGTGGAGCCGTCGCATTTGGCGTCGGTGTCTTGGGGCCAATTGTGATGAAACCGTGGATTGGAGATATTCCAGACGAGATGGCTGGAGCATTAGGGACGCTAACTGCGGCCTCTTTTCTTATTGGTTTGGTTGCAGTTACTCTCGTCGAACGATTTATCAGTGGAGAAGCCAATGAACCGACACGTCCAAAGTCTCGTGATTACGGCATTGAAACTCCCACGGAGGAAGACCAATGAGTAATCAACCACACAGAGAAAAGTACATACGTGCTGAAAAAACCACTCGGAACCGTGATGACTACAAGGTTCTGATTGTTGGTTTGATCTGTGCCATTTTCATCATGCTGGCCATGACAACTCTGCCTCGTTTTGCAGAACAACGTTGGTATCGTGATCTTGCTCGATTGACTCCGTTCTACGGGGTCGAACTGCTTTACTCCAATGTCTCTGAAGACACGATCTCAGTTTCTGTTGGTGGTTCTTTGGTAAAACGTCGTTGTGAATTCAACACCCTCTTCGGGTATATCTATGGAGATAACAACATCCGTTATCGTGTACCAGTGGACACATCGTCCGAGCCTGAAGGAAACCGTCCTCCTTCAGATACTCCTGAGAGTTGGGGTCCATGGACTCTTTCAATGAATGATAATCCGAATATCCCAGTGACAGTGGTCCCCATTCGTTGGGAGATTATCGCTGAACACATCAACTGCCCGACTGAACCAGTCACTCAAAGAAACCTCTTCATAGGCGGGGAATGGGTTGATTTTGCGTTCGTTGTGGACGAAGAACTACCCCTCGAAGTAACCACAGGAGATGAATGATGGCTATTACTGTCCGAGATTATCAAGGACGAGTGAATGGGATCTTCGGTCGTGAAGTCCTCACTGTTGATGGAATGATGGGTCCAAATACCCGCAAAGGCATTGCAGATGCCATGTCCCGGAAGGGGGTGAGACGTAAGGAAGATCTCTTTGACCGTGGAGTCAGAGGAGTCGTTTGGCATTGGACTGCAGGTGCCAACGGAATCATCGAGTTGGAGAAAGACCACTACAACTTCCTCCATGACACCAAAGGGAACACTTACGACGGCAACCATACTGTCGCTTCCCAAGTTCGCTACGACTGGCGAAAAGGTGTTGGTGCATCTCACACCAAAGGCATGAATACTGGCTGGATCGGGGAATCTCTCGATGCAATGGCTGGTGCCAATGGTTGGCCTATGGATTGGGGTTCTCACCCGATCACATGGGAGGGTATTGATGCAATGCTCGAACACACTTGGGATATGTGCCAAGAGTACGATATTCCTGTGTCTCGTTGGACCACACTTTCTCACGCTGAAGTTCAACCCACTCTGGGTATCAAGCAGCGGAACAAGTGGGACTATATGGTTCTACCCGGAGATTCCAAACCCCGTGACGCTGTACGTGTTGGGGATGAACTCCGTGAACGCATGGTGAAACGTTTTGGGTAAGCTCAAACTCTATGCGATCATCGCACTAATGGCTTTCTCGGTTATTTCCGGGGGAGCCACATTCCTTTTGTGGAACTGGTATTCTGATGTTAAGGATCAGCTTGAGATTGTTCAGATTGCCCGTGAAAAAGCTGAAGCAAACCTTCAGTTGGTTTCTGACCAGTTGGCAAGAGAAGTTGAAATCAGACGGGCTGCTCAAGAAGCTCTGTCACAACTGAGGACTGTTCCAGATGTGGATTATAACACGCCTTTGCCTGATTCTATTGGCGACGTTCTTCGTGATTTCCGCGAGCGGATGCAGTGATCAGGTAAATCTACTTGGTTCAGAAGGCATCCCGGATGAGACATTCCGGGGTGTTAAACCTGTTTATGCAGATGGTTCCTCGGTCGGAAACTTGACCGAAGCCTACATACAGAATACTGAGGCCCTAAACACAGTGAACGGACGCCTCGACGTACTTTGCGAAGCGAACGAAATCGAAGAATGCGGCCCAAGGTAAGAGGATACGCCCGTGGAAAAAGAATACACAGAACAGTCAGAGAGTCGCAATGAACGCGACAACCACATTGGACATGACCCGGATGATCTCAAAGAGACGCCGGGTTCTAAACGTTTGACCAAGTGGAAAAACGAACCAACACTTATGGAACTTCGTGCTGATCTGGAATTCGCACGTCAGGAAACCAATGATCAGAAATCCAATGTCTCTGGTTGGTTGGATCTCCGGAATACCACAGGTGCTGAGGCCCCGAAGAAAGCAAAGCCCGGTCGTTCTTCTATCCAGCCTAAGCTGGTACGGAAGCACAACGAATGGCGGTATCCTGCTCTATCGGAACCTTTCCTGAATACTGACCGGATGTTCCAAGTTCTTCCTCGTACCCACGAAGATGGACCTCGTGCTGAACAGAACCAGATTCTTCTGAACTGGCAGTGGGACACGAAACTCAACAAGGTGGACTTCGTTGACCGGTATGTCCGTACTGCAGTCGATGAAGGCTCTGTGATTGTTCGTGTTGGTTGGGAGCGTGAGTTTGCCAAGAAGCAGGTGGAAGTTCCGAACTATGACTACTACCCTGTAACTGAACCTGAAAAAATGCAGATGATTCAACAGGCTATCCAACTGCAGCAGTCTGGTCATCATGAATTTGAATCTCTCCCTGAGACTCTGAAAGCCTCGGCTGAAAAGTCGTGGGAACTCCAGTATGTGGTGGAAGCTGTTCAGAACGGTGTCACCAAAGCTGTTGAAGATGTCATCGTCAAAAACTGCCCCTCTGTCCGTATCATCAACGTGGCAAACCTCTTCATCGATCCATCCTGTGATGGTGACTGGGAGAAGGCTCAGTTCATGATCCACACCTATGAGGCAACGGAATCCGATCTCAAGAAGAAGCGGATGTTCAAAAACCTCGACAAAGTTGACTGGCAGTCGAACTATATCCAGTCCAAATCTGGTGATCCGGATCATGAGTCGAATACTCCCAACGATGATTCTCGTGGAGTAACCAACAAGAAGAAGGTGTTGGTTTACGAATACTGGGGTCTGCATGACATCCATGAAGATGGTGTTCTGATGCCTATCGTTGTGACTTGGATTGGTGAGCAAGTCATTCAGATGGAAGAAAACCCCTTCCCGGACAACATGCCTCCGTTCGTCATCGTTCCTTACATGCCTATCCTGAACTCTGTGTTCGGTGAGGCTGATGCTTCGTTGCTGCAAGACAACCAACGGATCATTGGTGCTGTGACTCGTGGTATGATTGACCTTATGGGTCGTTCTGCGAATGCTCAGACTGGTTATGCCAAAGGCTTCATGGATCCAGTGAACAAACGTCGTTTCACTTCTGGTGAGGACTTCGAGTTCAACCCGAATGGTGATCCTCGTCAACAAATCCAGCAAATGCAGTATCCTGAGATTCCTCGTTCTGCACATGAAACCATTATGGCTCAGAATGCTGAAGCTGAATCTTTGACCGGTGTGAAGTCTTTCTCCGGTGGTGTATCTGGTGATGCTTATGGTTCTGTTGCTACAGGTATCCGTGGTGCTCTGGACTCTGCATCTACTCGTGAGATGAGTATTCTCCGTCGTCTGGCCAAAGGTGTTCAGAAGATCGGTGAAAAGATGATCGCCATGAACGCTGTATACCTCGAAGAGAAAGAGGTTGTTCGTGTCACCAACAAACAGTTCGTCGAGATCTCTCGTGCTGAACTGGAAGGAAACTTCGACCTGAAAGTGGATATCTCCACTGCATCTGTTGATGAACAACGTGCTCAGGATCTTGGTTTCGTTCTTCAGACTGTTGGTCCGGATATGGATCCGATGCTTCGTCAGATCATTCTCGGAAAAGTGGCTGATCTCAAACGGATGCCAGATCTTGCTGAACAAATTCGTTCCTATCAGCCTCAACCTGATCCGATGCAACAAGCTATGGCTCAGATCGAAATCGAGAAGGGTCAGGCAGAAGTTGCACTGTCTCAAGCTCGTGCTCTGTTGGCTGAAGCTCAAGCACAGGCTGCAATGATCGATGCTCAGAATGAAGCCACAGGTCTCAAGCATGAGCGTGATATCGAGAAGCAAGGTGCTCAGGCTCGTGGAAACCGTGATCTGGAAATCAGCAAGGCTCTTACCAAAGGTGAAGCTCCGATGGCAAATATCGAAGCTGCAATTGGTTGGAACCGTCTAACTGAAAGCAAGGATGAACGGGAAACTGAACCCAGACTGGGCCAAGGTTTCTCGGATCCCTCTATGGTTCCTCCACAATTTTCTGGACAACAACAGCCACTTGGTCCATTGGGAACTGCATAAACCCAAAATACTCCCCCGGACTACTCTGGGGGAGTAAAACCTGAAAGGACTACTGATGGATCTCTACAATGCGTCTATGGGCGAAGAAGACCTCGAAGCCCCACTGAGCCATGAAGAGTATGCTGAACAGAAAGCGACACTTCTCCCTGCAATCGAAATCGGTGAGAAGGTGAAACGCCTTTCTGAGAACCCAGATTTTGTTTCGTTGGTTATGGAAGGTTATTTCAAAGCCGAACCCCAACGTCTGGCTTCTCTTCTTGCCTCTGGTAAACTCCCCGAACGGAACAAAGAGAACTGCGTGAAAGAACTCGACTCTATCGGTCGATTCCGTGCGTTTCTCCAGAACTTCGCAGATTCTGCTGCAAATGCTCGTACTGAGTTGGCAAATCTCGAAGCAGCCCGTGAAGAAGCAATTCTTCTGGAGGCTGGTGAAGCGGGGGAGTAATCCCCCAACTACCCTAACCATAGCTAAGAGGATGCTCCAATGGCTAAATTTACTCGTGAACAACTGGACAACATGTCCGATGATGAATTCATGGCTCTGAATCCTGACAGTATCGAAGTCACTGACGACGGCGAAACTGACTATGCAACAACTGCAGATCAACTGGATCCGAACCATGAAGAAACCAACGAAGACTCCAGCACCGAAGAAACCACTGAGGAAACTCATGCAGAGTCCGACGACACAGATGATACTGATGATTCTGTCGGGACTGATGGCGGTACTGATTCCGGTGATACCGATGACACCTCCGAGGAAGCGGAAGACACCGCCTCAGAGGAAGAGGATCCGGAAGGAAAAACTGATCAAACGCTGAATGGTGGAGAGGAAGTCTCTGAGGAAGATGCTGAAAAGGCTGGTTCCGAAGAAGAGACGGACCAAACCAAAGATGGTGAAACTGCAGAAACTGATGACAAGAAACCCGAAGCCAAAAAAGGTTCCGGGAAAATCGTCGTTCCTGATGGTGTCACTCAGGAGCAGGTTACTTCTGCTCTTGGTTTCTACCAGAAAATCACAGCCCCGTTCAAAGCCGATGGTAAGGACTTCTCTGTCCGTAACCCTGAAGATGCAATTCGTCTTATGCAGCAAGGGGTTAACTACTCCCGTCGGATGCAAGAACTGAAACCCATGAAGCAACTCAATCGGATGCTTCAGGACCATGGTTTGAATACTCCCGATAAGCTGAATTTCCTGATCGACCTGTCGAAAGGGGATAAAGGTGCAATCGAGAAGTTGTTGAAAGACAACAAAATTGACACCATGGATCTTGATACTGAAAAAGAAACTCGGTATCAGGGCAACAACTACGCAGGAAACTCGCAAGACAATGAGTTCCGAGATGCGTTGGAGACCACCATGCAATCTGCCGAAGGGCAGCAACTTGTCGGTGAGATTCACAAGTCTTGGGATCCAAAGTCGAAAGCTCGTTTGAAGGAAGACCCCAGTATTCTGGGCAATCTGACTGAGATGAAGAGCAGCGGTGTTTACGACAAAGTGGTTGCTGAAGTCGAATACCAAAAGTCCGTCGGATATCTTACTGACGTACCGTTCCTCCAAGCCTTCGATCAGGTTGGGGAAGCAATGGCGAAAGCCGGGGTGTTCAACGTTCAGGAGCAACCTGCAGCAAATGGTTCCCAGATGGCACCCTTGAATAGTGCGCCCGCTCAGAAAGAACCAGTCGCTTCAGGTGCAAGGAAGGCCCCGGCAGCGAAGAAGCCGAAGCCCAATCCGCATCTTTCTTCGACACCTCCGTCACAGCAATCAGCACCTTCTACGGAAGAGATTGACTATGACAATCTGTCTGACGAGGAATTCGCAAAACTTGCACCTCCGAAGTAACTGAAACGAGCACACGCTAAAATCATGAAAGGAATGCGACATGGCTCAGATTTATAACGCTCCCAAAGTCGGTGTGGCTGGTAATCAGTCCTCGATTGGTCCTCAGTTCAACACCCATTACTGGGACCGCAAATCGCTCATGGATGCTGCCGAAGAGATGTTCTTCTCTCCGCTGGCTGACGTGAAATCGATGCCGAAGCACTACGGTAAAGAACTGAAAGTGTTCTACTACGTGCCTCTGCTCGACGACCTCAACGTGTCTGACCAAGGTCTGGACGCTGCCGGTGCTGATACCAGTGATGCTGGTCTCTACATGGGTTCGCGTGACGTTGGTACGATCTCTGGCAAAATGCCGACGCTCACCGAAGATGGTGGCCGTGTGAACCGTGTTGGTTTCACCCGTCTGGAACGGACTGGTCAAATCGCTGAATACGGCTTCTTCACGGAATTCACTGAAGATTCGCTGATGTTCGATACGGACTCCGAACTCTATGGCCACCTGAGCCGTGAGATGCTTCGTGGTGCGAACGAGATCAACGAAGACCTTCTTCAGATCGACCTGCTGAACGCAGCCGATGTGAAAGTCTTTGGTGGTACTGCTACCGACGTGGACGAAGTTTCCGGTGCCTCTGGTGCTGAAACTCTGCTGACCAAAACGGACCTGCAGAAGATGTCGATCATCTTGGATGACAACCGTACACCCAAGAAAACGACCATCATCAAAGGTTCCCGTATGACCGACACCAAAGTGATCTCGGCAAGCCGTATCGCTTACATCGGTTCGGAACTGCAGATCATGTTCACCGAGATGTCGGGCTACGTTCCTGTGGAACAGTACGCTGATGCGGCTACCATCATGAACGGTGAAATCGGTGCCATTCCGGGTGCTCACCTGCGGATCGTCGTTGTTCCTCAGATGATGCACTGGGCAGGTGCTGGTGCTGCTGAAGGGACCAACGCTGGTTACCAAGTCACTGGTGGCAACTACGACGTGGCTCCGATCCTTGTGGTTGGTGATGAGTCGTTCGCTACCATCGGCCTGCAAGGCATGGGTGGCAAAGGCAAGCAGAAGTTCCGGATCATCGTCAAGAAGCCGGGTGTTGAACGTGCAGACTACCGTGACCCCTACGGTAAACTGGGCTTCTCCTCGATCAGCTTCTGGTACGGCTTCATCAAGCTCCGTGGTGAGCGGATTGCCGTGGCTTACAGCCCGATCCCTGAGTAAGACTCAGATCTTCCAAGCTAAGAGGCCGTCCCTTCGGGGGCGGTCTTTTTCGTTTATACTGGTCATAGCCTAAATCCTGTGCTAGTCCCCAAATCACCTGTAACCAACCATGGATAAAGGATATCCCAATGGACTTTACCAAACTTACCCCTGAAGAGATCGCTCAACTGGTTCGTGACTCTGAAGACAAAGACGTTCTTCGTGCTGCTGCAGACTTCGTTGGCGTCACATACTCCGGGAATACCGGGGTGGAAAAACTCAAAACCAACATTCTGGCTGAACTGGTTTTGGATGAAGTTCCCGATTCTGAAGGCGACCCCAATGATCCTGTTCTGCAGGCTCTGGCTGCTGCTGGTGATTCGGTTTCTTTGGCTCCGACCAATGCTTCTGACGAAAAACCTGTAAGTGCGTACTCAATGGACGAACTCTACGAAATGGACCCCAACGCAACGAACAACGAGTTCCTGAAGCGTCGGATCGTCAAAGCGAAAGCCACCCGTCTTCACCGTGTTCGGATTACCAATCTGGATCCCAATGATCAGGATGTTCCCGGTGCAATCGTCACAGTCCACAACAAGTACGCTGGCACCGTGAAGAAATACATCCCCTATGGCGAAGAGAACGAGTACGGTTATCACGTTCCTGAGATCATTCTCAAGGAACTGAAACGCCGGAAATATGCTCTCCGGAAAGAGATCAAGAAGAAAGGGTCGGCTTTTGGTGTGAAAGAGTATAAAACCTCTCTTGTACCGAAATTCGCAATCGAAGTTCTTCCGCCTCTGACTCCTGAAGAGTTGAAAGCTCTGGCTCAAGATCAAAAGGCTCGTGGGGCTGTCGGTTAACTGACAAGAAGGAAAGCAGGCTATGGCTGTAGAGAATCTCGACAATTCATCGGAACTGGCGAATAGCCTGTTTGCAACACTGACCTCCGGGATTGATATCCCGGAGGCTCCTGACTTTTCGGAGGACAAGTATTCCTTCGATCCAGACAGTTCTTCGGTTCTGTATCAGGATACTACTCCTGTCAGTATCGACGATGTGACAACCGTTTCCCTTGAAGGGGATGGTGCATTTGACAAGATGATGGCTGCTCTCGATCTCCATATGGAGCGTGAGTTCAAAGCTGGTCGTCTGACAACTGCCCAATATGCTGAGGTCTACACTGCTGTTACTCAGAGTGTTTTGTCCAACGCTACAAGTTTTGCTCTTCAGAAAGATCAGTCCAAATGGGCTGCTATTCAGGCTCAGATGCAAGCTCGGATCGTGGAGATTCAGGCTACCATGGCTCTGATTGAACTGGAGAAAGCCAAGATTGAAACTGCCAAAGCTGGTTTCGATATGAACCTCACTGCTGCAAACTTTGCCATGACGAAGATGCAGACTGCTGTGGTCGAAGCTGAACATGATGGTGTGACCATCAACAATGCTCTGGCTGAGTACAACCTGAACTACACTGCCCCTGCTGAAGTGGCTATCAAGCATTACGAACGTAACGCTGTGATGCCTTCCACTGTGGCGATGAATGAGTTTCAGGTGGATCGTATCCTGCCTGCACAAGCTGCTGCTGCAGAATACACGAACCATGAAATTCTTCCTCTGGAGAAGGCTCTGAAGGAAATTCAGAACGAGATTGCTGGTGTGGAGTCTGAGACTGCTACCTACAACCTCGAAAAGATCCTTCCGAACCAATACGCTCAGGCACAACACGTTCTTAACGTTCGTCAGCCTGCAGAGTCGGAAGCTATCTTCGAACAGATTGAACAGGCTCGTGCTCAAACTCTCGACACTCGTCGGGATGGTCTCACTCCTGTGTCTGGTGTGATTGGTTTGCAGAAAGAAGGTCTCGACTGGGACAACCAGACAAAAGACTATGTTCTGGCCAACCAACTGCCTCGTCAGGTGGAACTGGTCGGTAAACAGATCGACCTCACCACTGAACAGCGTGAAAGTGAGCGTGCGAAAACTCTGGATACTCGTACCGATGGTGCGACTGTTGAGGGTTCGGTTGGTAAACAGAAAGACCTGTATGACCAACAGATCGACTCGTTCGTCAAAGACTCTCAGCACAAGACTGCGAAGATGTATCTGGACTCGTGGATCACCCAGAAAACTCTGGATGAAGGTCTGACTGCTCCTACCCAGTTGACCAACAACGAGATCAACGAGGTTCTGGCTGCTGTACGGAGCAACAACAGTCTGGGGAGCTAATCATGGGTCTGTTTTCCAGCAAGAAGATCATCAACGTATCTTCCACAATCTACAATCTGGCTGGTCCTGAAGAGGACCGGCCTAACTACCTCAAGGGTACGCTGTTTTCTTCGGTGATGGCGAACAATCCCTCTATCGCTGATGACATCACAGGATCTTATTTCAAAGGTCCGGGTATGCGTCAGCGTCACTTCTTTCGGTATGCTGATCGGAATAATCTTGTTGGTTTACCTCAAACCACGATTACCAATACCTCCTCTGTGGATGCGAATGCTGTGGTCCCATTTATACCTAACCCAGAAGGGTATGAGGTATCGGTTCAACAGGCATTCATTTCTGCTGGTGATCCTCAACCTTTCTTGGAACGTTGGTTGGCTGAAAACCATCCAGAAGAACTGACCAAAGAGTGGGTTGGTGATTACGATAATGGGCAATTCGTGGTCCAGACTGAAGATGGAACTGTCTACAACTTCACAGATGCTTCGTTCTCGACGAACAAACAGTATCTGGAAGCCAAGTATTATTTCTATGTCGAAGAATCCTCTGAACCGGTAGAAACAACTCCCAATGGTCGAGTTTTCTCCCAAGCAGATACTACCGGGTGGGACAAAACCGTAGACAACCCTTCCTTCGTTCTGACAGACCTCACTCGTGAGACTGAAGTGGTTGTGTCCTACAATGATGGGACTCCTTCCACGACATCCTACGAAGACTCCTCTCTGACAGATCAGGAGATGTATCGGAGCGAGGAAACCTTTGAACGGACTGTGGTTCAAGATCTTGTTGGTTCCAGCCTTCAGGGTGAAGTCCAGCGTTACATCTACGTTGGAGATGACCACGTAACGAATGATTACCATCACGTCACGACAACGACTGAGAATGGTCCTGCTGGTTTGATTATCACCACCACTCGTACTACGACTGGGGAGCAGGTGACGACAGCTTGGGATGAGACCTATGAAACACAAACAGTCTACACAAACGAAGTCGTGGATGGGGAAAGGTATTTCATCTACGAGATTGGGTCTGGCAACGCTACTCTTGATGCTTTGGCTACAAATGCCGATGCACAGAACTACCAAGAGTTTTACCCTTTCCTGCCCATTCGAATTGATAACAAGTCTATAACGGAAGCTCCGTATGACACTAACGGTGTTTATGACGAAACCAAGAAAGCATATCGGAGGGCCACAGATGGTGAGTCCTTCTCAAAGCTCGTTGATCTAGTCGAGGATAATGATTCTATCGACGATATCGACTATGCCTATATGATCTATGGGGTTTCTCTAAATGCACGGGATTATTCTGCTCGTCGGTATGTCCAAGAGTATTACAAGTCGATGATTCCAATTCAGAACTCTTCGTTCAATGCTATCGATGATCTGAAAGATGCCATTGCTGCTTATGAGCAATGGGAGATTGATTATGCTGCATGGCAACAGGCACAGAACAGTGAGAGTAATTGGACATCTGCAAAAAATACTCCTCCTCCTGTTCGTCCGAACCGGTCTGAACCACCAACTACAACTATTCGTCTGACTGCTTTCAATGGTGGTATGGGGTTCGATATTCGAGTTCCCTTTATCCATGTGGAAACTGAAGTCATCAACGGAACCTATGACTATCTGGATCCAGATAATGGGGTTTCTGTGGAACGGAACTCCAAACAAGGGGAATGTCTGATCGTCAAAGGTGAGACTGTCACTTGGCAGGAACGTGTTGGTCTTCAAGGTCGAGATGAAACCACATACCGATATGAAACTCACACCATCCCTTCTTTTGAAGTGTATTTCCAGATCGACTCTGACACCTATGAGAAAACGACTGTCTGGGGTGCTCTTCATCAGAACTACATCTATGGTGGGAAATCAGTGAAGATCTCCTCCAGTGAAGCTCTGGATGACGATGATGAGTCTGGTTTCGTGGTTCCTCTCCATTACCCTACCATGAAGGCTATGGGGATTGTGGACTATACCCAGATGGCTACGGCCAACACCCATATCCTGTTTAACTCCTACACTGTGACGAAACAGAAATGGTATCAGCGAGGTATCTTCAAAATCCTGCTGGTCATTCTGGTGATCGTGATTGCTGTGGTTGCCTTCCCCGGTGCATTTGCTGCTGGTGGGGGCATTCTCGGTGGTAATTTGGCCATTGGTACTGCACTTGGTTTGACAGGTACTGCTGCCCTTGTTGCTGGTGTGGTTGCAAACTACATCGCTTCAATCATCATCTCTCAGCTTCTGTCTGTTGTTGCTGTAGAACTCTTCGGAGAAAAATGGGGTGCAGTATTTGCTGCAATCGCATCCTTTGCCCTTGGTGTGGCAATGTCAGGTGCTCCTCTCTTCTCTGCACAGAACATCTTTGGTTTCGCCAATGCTCTGGCCAACGGATATGCTGGATACCTCCAAGGTGAAGCCATGGAGATGTATGATGACATGGCAGAGGATCGAGAAGACTACGAGAAAGAGATGGATCGTATCAATGACTTGATCGCCTCCCTCGGAGGAAACGATTTGAATTTCAACCCCATGTTCTTTACAGATAGCGCAAGAGGCAATGGCGGATCGGGTTCTGGAGGTTATCTCCCTGAAACTGCAGATCAGTTTATCCAGCGAACTACCATGACAGGAACAGATCTTGTTGAGATTACACTTGCCATGGTGAGTGACTACGCTGAAATCCAAAGAACCCTGCCCAAGAACTAAAGGAGAGACTCATGTTCAATTGGTTCAATAACACACAGTCTGCTGCTCCCGCTGCTGTCCAAAACCCTGCAACAACTGCAGGTGCTGCCGTGAATGGGGCTGCTGCCCCAACAACTTCCACCAACTGGATGGGTGTCCAAGTCGAACCCATGACCGGTACAACTGGTGGTTTTTCTGGTCGTGGTTTTGCCGGTAATGTCGGGATGATCCTCGGTGGTGTCCAAGCTCTGGGCAACCTCTGGAACTCCTATCAGCAAAACAAACTTGCCAAACAACAGTTTGCATTTCAGAAGGAAGCATTCCAAACGAACCTCGCAAACCAAACACAAACATACAACACGGCTCTGGAAGATCGAATTCGTGCTCGTTACCACACTGAGGGTCGTTCCTCGGGTGAGGCCGATCAGTATCTTGAAGAGCACAGCCTGTAAGGAGATCCCACATGGCAGATCCTCGTCTTCAGTGGCGTCAAGTAGCAGGACCGGACTTCTCCGGTTCTTCTGCTGCTATGGCACAAGCCAATGATTCCTTTAACCGTGCATTTGATTCTGCCGGTGGGATTCTCGAACAATATGCAAGCGGTCAGGAAGAACTGGCTGACAACGCACTTCTCGCAGATCTTGCTGGTCTGGGGAATGAAGCTGAATTTGATGCCTTCGTTGATGGAGGTGGTCTGAACGGTCGTGGTATTTCCAAGAGTATGCGAGATCATGTTCTTGGTATGCGTACTGGTTTCATCAATGATGATGGTACTCGTGCTCGTACAGCCTCTACCCGTGCAGGAACTGGTATCCGTCTGGCACAAGAAGCTCGTACTGCTTCTGAATGGCAAGATGCTGTTGCCCGTCGTGATGCTGAACGTTCTGCTGCTGGTGCAATCAACGATGCTGTTGAATTCGGTCGTGAATACGGTGAAGCCATAGGCCCCATTGAATCGAACCAAAGCCTTGAACTTCTTCTGGCTCGTACTCTGCAAGCAGAGGCAGGTTCTGAAGGTTATCAAGGTATGTTGGATGTTGGTTCGGTCATCCGTAACCGTGCAGCCACAGGCCGTTATGGTGAGGGTGTCGAAGGCGTTATCATGCGTCCGGGTCAGTTCTCTGCTTGGAACTCTGTCACAGGGTATGCAGGTGGTGAGCAAGGTCAGAACATGAACTTTACTCCAAGTGAAGAAGCTCTACGTGCTGCTCGTACTATCTTGTCTGGTCAATATGAAGACCAAACTGGTGGTGCAACTCACTACGTCAACTACAATGTTTCTCAGCCTTCGTGGTTCAACAACTCCTTCCAGCGTCGTGGTAATCACTGGTTCGGTTTCGGTGATGGAAACCCCGGTGCCACTCCTGTTGGGAATACTGGTCCTATTGACGGTTCAGCTTCTGCAAATACTCGGATTGCTGTTCGGGATAACCCCCGTGATGCAGTTCGCAGTCAGTTGGAAGAAACTGGTTTGTTTACTGCTGCTGAGATCGACCGGATGTTGTCTGGTGTTCGTGAAGCAGAGGAAACTCGTACTGGTGAACTGGAAGCTCGTGACCGAGAAATCGTTGCAGAACAATCTGCTGCAGGTCTCCAATCGATCCTTCAAGATCCAAACATCACATCTGCAGATCAGGCTATTGCTGCCGTTTTGGCTGATGATCGTTTCACTGCAACTGAGAACGCTCAACGTGTCGATGAGATGCTTGGTTTGATCAATCAGACTGGTGGAACTGAACAAGGTTCTCTGCTCAATCCTTCTGCTCCTGTTACCCCTGAAGGTCGGGAAGATGAGGTTGTTGCAGCTACAGTCAATGCTGAGATCGAACGTCGTCAAGCTGCTGACCCACAAGCCTCTGCAATTCGTCAGGCTACTGAGTGGCAGGAAGATCCGACTGCAAGCCTCATTGATCACTTGCGTCTTGGTTCTGATGGTCAGAATCCGGGTGCTATTCTGGGTATGTTTGGTGAGAGTGGTTTCGATGACAACCAACTTCGTACAATGATCCGGGATACTGCACGTCGGAACAACATCTCCGAAAGCCAAGCTGCTGCAGCAATGGCTCGTGCATTTGACCGTGATCCGGGCTGGTTCGATGGTGAAGGTAATGGTGGTTGGCGGAATACTCTGGCAAACCGTTTCCCTGAAGAAGTCGTTGACTCCTATGCTCAACAGTTCTTCGGTGAAGAGAATTATGGCCGTGGTGTGGAAGGTCTGCTTCAAGACGGAACCACACGAGGTCAACTCAATACTCTTCGGAGCCAGATCCAATCTCTGGAAACTCAGCTTGCCAAAGCTGAACCGGGTACTCCTCAACATGCTGCTATCCAAGCACAGATCGATGTGGCCCGTACACAACTGAATGCCATTCGCCCTTGATCTGAGCGATAGTTTATGAGATTGGTCCTAGCAGGTTAATTCACTGCTAGGACATCTCCCCATGGCACAAGACACTCCTCTTACATCTGATGAAATCATCGCTGGTATCCTGAACGACACGAATACGCAGGATACTCTTGCAGTAAACTCTGCACGCGGTAATGATCTGCTTGAGCGCGAACAGGTGCTCCGTGATCTTGAGGAGATGAGCTATGGCGAAATTCGGAACGCATATGGTGACGAGGTTGCAAGAAATCGGTTTCGACTTCGTGACGGAACTAATCGTCTTGCAGAGTCGGATCGAGCATCACGTACATGGGGTGAAGCTATTTCTGATTCATTCGTGGGTGCTTCTGTCGCTCTGGGTCGTACAGCTACTACTGTTCTTGGTGCAGGAGCGGGATACATTGCTGGTGAGCTTGATGGCGATCCTAACACTACTGGTCGGTCTGAAGCTGCCGCTACTGTAGATACTTGGAATGATATTTGGGGAGGTGTTTCTCAGGAAAATCTCTCCGAAACTGTTCTTGAGAAACAACGTTTTGCAGCTATCGAAGGTGTTCTGGATGCACAGGACTCCGAGGCTCAATTCCAACGTGAAGTGGAAGAAGGTGCAGATCCTTTTGCTGCTGCTCTACGTCGAGTTGGTCGTGACGCATACAACGCTGGTGAACGTACTCTCCGTGATGGTGCTCTGACTGGTCAGGTTGTCTCTGAGGGTGTTGGTTCCCTGATTCCTTCGGCAATCATCGCAGGTGCCACAGGTGGTGCTTCTGTTGCAGGTACTGCTCTTCTGACGAACTCTCCCCGTGCTCTGCAGGTTGCACACTACACAGGCTCTGCTCTGGGTATTGGTGCTGTTGAAGCCTCTGGGACATACTCTGAGACGGTTTCCACCATTCTGGATCTTCCTGAAGAAGAACTGATGAACTCTTCGGTTTATCAGGCACTGCTGGAAGAATATGAGGGTGATACTGCCCGTGCTCGTGTTGAACTTGCTGGTTTGACCGGTGAGACTGCTTTCGTCTCTGCTCTCCCTGCAAGTATTGCTCTGGGTGTTCTGACTGCTCGTTTTGAAGCCATGCCAATTCGGAGTTTCCGTGGTGCTGGTGTTGCAGGTGGTCTCCGTACAGCCATTGCACAGACTGCTGAAGAAGCAGGACAAGGTGCAAACTCTGCTCTGGTCGGGAACTACGTCCAGAATGAAGTAGGTGTTCGTGATGGTTCTCTCCTTGATGGAGTGGGTGAACAAGCTGCTCTGGGTGCCATTGGTGGTCTGGGTATGGCTGGTGTTACCTCTGCTCCTGCAACGATCCAAGGGACCGGAGAAGCCGTCGTACAGGGTGCCACAGATCTTCTCTACGGTACTGAAGGCACATACTCTGATCCTGTCCGTAATGCCTTCCTTGGCACTGAGGGACGTACTGGTCTGATCCAACGTGGTCAGGAAGCTGCATCTGCTGTTGCTGATCGGGTGGATGAACGTCGTGGTGAACGGGATGAGGTTCGTTCTGCTGTGAATGAAGCGGCTGCTGCCGTCATTGCTGAACCAGAAGTAACTGCTGATGTGGAACAGTCTCTGGAAGCTGTTTTCCGGGGTACTCGTCGTGACTTCGATGGGAACAAGGCTGTGTTCGCTGAACAGGTGACTCGTCTCCGTCAGGCTGCTGCTTCTATGAGTGGTTTGGCCAAAGATCGGATCATGAATGTTTTGGCTCAACCTGTTGTTCAGGAACTGGAAGCCAATCTGAATACCATCGACCAGAATACTGCTGATCCTGTGGAAACCATCACTCCTGTGGTGGAAGAGGAAACTCTTGCTCTGGCTCGTACCAATCCTGCTGCAGTGAATCCTGAAACTGCTACTCGGATTCTTGAACAGAATGTTGGTCAGATCTCTGATGCAGATGTGAAGATCCTTCAGTCTGCCAGCAAGATTGCTGCTACAGTGAACAAAGCTGTAGAGACAAACGTTCAGATCAATGAAGCAGAGAACATCAGCCTGACACGGGCTGGAAAACCCACAAAAGCTGCTGGATCACAGGCTGATACATCTCGCAGTATCCTTGCCAATGGTTATGTGGACCGTGCTGGTCGTTCGCTTCGTTCTGTGAATGACTTTGCTTCTGACATCTTCTCTGCTGCTCAGTCCCCGACTGGAGCAATCGTCAACTCTCGTGGTGTTGAGATTCCTGCTACCCAAATCATGGCTGAGTTTGGAAACTTCGTTCGTCACATGAGCAATAAAGTGGAGGCTCTCAATGACAGCTTTAACCGAAATAACTCTGATGGCCGTGGCCCTCTTGTTCACTTCGAGTCCTTGGTTGGTGGTACTAAATTCGTACCTGCAGGTGCAGAAGGTGGAGCGAAACCTGTTCGCTATAACCGTAGCAATCCTTCTTCGGTTGCGTTTGCTGAACGTGTCGCTTCGGACCTGAATACTGCTGTTGAGGTCTATAACCAAGTTCAGGCCACATTCCCTGATCTGTTTGGTTCATTCGACAAGTTCACCCCCATTGAGCTTGCCAAGGCAGAAGACCTGACTGTTTCACCCGGAGAGACTCTGGACGTTGCTGACAGTCTAATCGATTACGCGGATGGCGAACAAACAGACACCACTCCCCGGACAAACGACGAAACTGGGGATACTTCCGAGGCCCCCGCCGAGGGAGTGTCAACAGATGAGGAGCAAAACCAAGCAACTGATACTGTTGAAGAAACTCCCCGGACTGACGAAGCAACCGACGCCGCAGCGGAGGTTGTGGAGGCAGAAATCGCTGATGCTCTGGAAAACTCTGAACTGCAGGCTTCTGAAGATGCTGCCACCACTATCGAAGGTGATGGTGACTTCCTTGTTGATGAAGCCTCTGGTGAACGCACCAAGTTCTACCATGGCACAAATGCTGACTTTGCCACATTCCGGGATGGCGAAACGTTCCTGACCACTCGTAAAGGTCTGGCACGGGAATTCGCTCGTGGTGACGGTTCTGGTACTGCTCGTCTCATTGAGGCTGAAGTGGAACTGGCCAATCCTCTGGCACAACATGTCGGAAACAACATCGATCCCTATGACTTCTGGATGCAGAACAACATGCGTCTGAAAGAGGCTCGTGATCGTGATGGGAATGACTCCATTCTCCTGTTCAACGACAATGAGGCTATGGTGATCGCTTCCAAGGGGTCTCAGATCCACCAAACAAACCCTGACTTTGATGGGACTGTTGCTGCTCGTGACAACCAATCTGATGAAGAGGTTGTTTCTGAAGACATCGATACTCCTGATGCGGTGGTTACTGAGGTTTTCTCCGCAACATATCAGGAGCAAGATGGTGATCGTCCTGTTCAGAACATCGACGACTTTGCTCAGAACGTGAAAGCAAACCCATATCTGGCTCGTTTTGCTGGTCAGATGGTTCCTCGTTGGGTCCGTAAAATGGAAGCCCGTCTGGACAATGTGACTACCTCTTTCGGTGGAAAGAAACTGTCTGCTCGTCAACATACTCTGGAAGGAACCACAGACAAGAATGGTCGTAAATTCAGTGAGTTGCGTGAATACCGGAACACTGCTGTGATCGATCCTACCACTGGGAACTACAACGCTGAGATGGTTGAATTGGCTGGTCTGGTCGTATCTGACTGGATCCTCAATGCTACTCCGTCGATGCTGAATGAAGTTCGTGACAGCCTGATGGAAGTGAAACCAACTCAAGAAGAGTTCGAGAATCTGGTTGGTTCGGTTCCTTCGCAGAATGCACTGGAGGAAATCTCTGGTCAGGTACTCCGTCTGTGGAATGTCCGTGAGAACAAGAACGCTCCTATCGACATGCTGACCGGTGTTGTTGAAGGTCTGGTTGCTGAGATGCTCACTGTCGCTGCTGACGGTGGTATCATCGAACTGCGTGACGTTCCTACTCTTGTGGATGGTGTGAAACAAACCACCAAGGGTATCTACGTCAAAACCAAAGCTCTCGACACTGCCAAGGCTCGCTATGCTGAAGAGAAAGTGAAGGGGACTCCGAATACTGTTCGTGAAGCTCTGTTCAACGAAAAACCTCTGGGTTTCCAAATTGGTGAACCTTTCGCAGAGGTGGCAAACACTCAAAACCGTTCGAAGGTGCGGTTGAGTGCGACGGAGAAGAAAGCTCTCCGGGCCATGCAGGAAACTCCTCATTACCTGAATGAAGGTCTCGCTGATGTGGCTGACCAGATGGGTGATGATCTGGCATTTATGCTTGGTTGGGTGAACCCTGATGAGATCCAGAACGAAACTCTCCGGAAGTCTGTCGAGGGTAAAAACCTTTCGATTGAAATGGGTTACGCTGATGCACTGCAAGTGATCGGTGAAGCAGAAACTCGGGATACTCCGGTGTATTACTCGGTTGGTGTGACCAAGGTTGGTCGTCACCAGTATCAGGGTATCAACCCTCAATCGAACAAGATCCTCCGTGCTCTGGTTGCTCCGAACTGGGCCACTGTGAACCTGAACGACAAAGATCAGATGGATGCTTTCTGGTTGGGTGTTGCTCAGGCTTCTGACCTGTTCAAGATCGAGAAGAAGAACCAAGCTGAGATCTTGGCAAACGTCCAAGATGAATTCGAAGCTCGCTACGGTGAAGCCAAGGCAATCTTGAAATCCTACCTTCAGACGGGTGAATTGCAAGGTAATCTGGGCCAAGCCATGGGTGTTGTAGAAATGCAACAGTTGGCTGCTGTATATGCTGTGGCTGAAGCAGAGTTCGCCATGGAAAGTGGCCGTGAAACCTTTGACACCTCTCTGTCTGTGGAACTGGATGGTCTGACCAACGGTGCTGCCAACATGATGGTGAACTTCGGTCAAGGTGAGATCAGCCAAGAAGAGTTCGGAAACCTTCAGCGTATTGGTTTGTTCCTCGGTGAGACTGGTCGTTCGATCAACAGTTTCTTCGGTCAGGGAACCAACAAAGACCTGTACGAGAAAGTCTCTGAACGCTCCATTACTCATGCTCGGAACGTCTACAAGGCTCTGGCTAAGAAGCCCGGTAAACAGGCTGCTCTGGAAGCCTCCATGCGTTTTGGTGCTGCATTCGGTAACCTGAAGCGTCATGACGATGGTCGTATCGAGATGACCCGTAACACTGCCAAGAACCCGATGACCAAGGTCAACTATGGTTCTGGTGTGAAAGGTGTGGGTATCGGTGTTGCCAACGACATGCTTCTGGAATTCTACACCAAGATCCAGAACATCCCGAACAACGTTGATTATGCTGAGTATTTTGGCTACCCGGAAATCCAACAGGACATCCGTGTTCTCTTTGGGGATACTCTGCCCCAAGGGATTGATGGTGCCTTTGAATTCCCTGACTCTGCAATCGATCAGTTCCAGAACCAAGTTGGTTCAACACTGGGTCGTGTTCTGGCTGAAGCCACACAACAGACGATTGGTGATGACATCAAGACTCTGAACGATCTGATGGTCTACTCGACGAACGTCCAGTCTGCATATCTCCAAGTCATGATGGCTCGGAAACTGGCTGAGTACGCTCCGAAGAACGACAAAGGTGATCCGGTCTATTCCAAGATCGCACGGGCTGACTATGAGAAAGCCATGGCTGAACTGGAAACCATGTCTCCTCTGTTCACGTCGGATACCCAGACTCTAAGTATTGGTGGTTTTGAGAAAACCCAGTCTGACTTGGAACTGTCCTCGTCGATGACTCGTGAATTCCGTCAGAAATCCAACCTTCCGTTCCCGTCTCTGCCGGGTGTGGCTGCTATCCCGTTCACTGTGATCGCCACTGGTGATGCGATGATGATGAACCTCATCTACTCTCGTGTTGCTGACAAGATGCCAGACACTCTCCCGATCTTTGACGGTATCGATATGCCTGTCACCAAGATCAAAGAGTATGCACCTCTCGTGAACGAACAGGTTGCTGCTACTTGGGAACGTGATGTGTTTGGAATGGCTGCAGAAAACTTCCGTGGTTTCCTGTCGAATGATCTCGATCAAACTGCTCTCGACGAAGCAATTGCTATCGCTCAAGAAAAAAGTGAGATCGAAATCTCGAATATGCAGGATTTGATGGTACAATTGGATCAGAGGCATGAAGCAATCAAAGCCCGTAAACGGGTGATGAAACGTCTGGCCAAGTCTGTCGATCAGATGGGTGGTTCTGATGTTGGTTTCTCCCAAGATGGTCTGGAACTGTCTCGCTCCGAAATCAACGAACTGATCCGTAAGGAACTGGCCGGTGAGAAGGTTCAGGAAGATGTCCGTGTACCGGTGAAGGAATTCACTGCTCAGGCTCTCATGAAGCGTATGAAGGGTGATCCTGCAGTCCTGAAGGTCATTGCTCCAATGATCCGTCCTGAGACTCGTGTGGTCTACGGTACTCTGGAACAGTTGAACGAATACCGGATCCAGAACTTCCCTGACGATGCTCAGATCCTGAAAGCTGATGCGAACTATGACCCGAACAACGATGTGATCTTCTTGGCTACCAAAGATCCGGAAGCTGCTCTTCATGAGTTGGTTCATGCTGCAACCATGAGCCGTGTGCTGGATCACTACAACGGGAACAAGCATGAGGCTGTGGAACAGCTTGAAGCTCTGATGGATGAGTTCATGGGTGATGACACCATTGACGCTCCACAGGCCAAAGCTGCAGTGCTCCGGAACCAAACGAACACAACACCAGAAGCGAAAGCTGCTGCTCTGAATGAGTTCATGGCTTGGGGCCTGACCAACATGAAAACCCGTAAGGCTCTGGAGTCCAAATCTCCGATCCTGAAACTGGCTCAGAAAGTGGTCCAGTTGATGAAACGTATCGTAGGGGTTCCTGCGAATATGTTTGATGAGTTGGTTTTCGCAACTGGGTATCTGGGCCAACCTCCTGTTCCTCCTGTTGAGGATGGTGGCGAAGGTTCTGGACCTTTCTCTGGTAAACCAACAGGTTACTGGATCGATATGGTCAAAAACTGGATCGACGATATGAACGTAAAATCCACTCCTGCGAATGGGGGCCAACGCTCTCAGAATGCTCAGGATGTGGTTGATTTCCACGATGAAGCAGACCGGATTATCAACGATCTGGGTCAGTCGAACCTGCTGCGTGGTGCAGAAGCTCGGGCTAACTTCCGTGCTGTCTACATCATCATGCGTGCTGGTCTTCCGACGAATACTCAGATGGAAGGTGGTTTGACGAAGATCCTGAACCATGTCATGGAAAACCTGAACATGGCTGATGCTCGTCAAACTCAAGAAATTCAGTCGCTTATGGATAGGGAGTCTGATCATGGACCCTTGGCAGCGTTTCTTTCACTCACTCAATCTTCACGACAATTCCGCGAAGCGTTGGGAGAGATACCGGCTCCGGAAGGAGAAAATGCAAAAGCTGAAAGCCTCCCTGACTTCATTACGGGAGCGGTTGACTACACTGTCCGGAAACTCACCCAAAAAGTAGACGTTGAGGGTGATCTTCTGAGTGTGGTGGATAACCTTGCTCGGTCTCTCCACAAGGTCGATACGTCCCGTGAGTATGGTGTTCTGGATGGTTTGACCCGTTCCTTTGACAAGGCAGATGAGTTTGTCTCTGGTGCTATGTCTCAGCTTGCAGAGATCACTGACCGGAAACGTGAGAAGATCATGGAGGAAAACTCCAACCTGATCGTTCGTGGTCTGGCAAATGCTGTCACATCTGTGACCAACATGCTGGATGCTGATCGGGCTGAACTTCAGGCTGCAGCAACACAACACCAGATGAACCGGATCCCGTTCTTTGATACTGTGATCGGCCAGCCAATTCGTTCCTTTGTGAATGAGGTTATTGGTTCCACCGATGACAACAAAGGTTTGATCCAGAAACTGGATGAAGTGAATTTCCGGGTTGTTTGGGCGCGTCAACAGATTCGTGACCGTATCCCTGCTATCCTGCGTAACCGTTTCACCGATGATCGTGAGATGGCTCAAACGATGAATACTCAGATCGCCAAAACTGATCTGGCCTCTATCGCTTCTCGTGAGGGTGCAGGGAATGCTGTCCGTCTCCTGACTGATGCAGCTTACTTCAACCAGCGTATGAACGATGCACAGGCCCAGATTGGTGTTCTGTATGGTTCTCGTGCATCTGCTGTGGAAGCCAAGGCTGACCAGCTTGCAAACTTCATGGTCAACGGTGTTCCGGGTAAATTCCTGCAGCGTAACGCATTTGCGATTGCTCGACTGGAAAACCCTGAGATCGATGGTGTGGACATCATTGATGAGTATGTGACTCTGAAAGCTCTGGAACTGGCCGGAGGTGATGCAGATTTGCAACAGTACGTCATGGACAACGAAGAAGCTGCACAGGGTCTCCTGAACTGGCTGAACCACATGAACCAAGAAGAGGAAACTGGGGCCACTCAGATCTCTGGTATGGCTCGGATGAACCACTACAAAGGTTATCAGCCTATGGTTTCCAAAGGTGGTTCCCGGATCAAGATCGATACGGCTGCGAGTGAAGCTGCTCTGAAAGCCAAAGGCTGGCGTAAGGTTCAGGATATCGAGACTGGTCTACCTACCGGTTTCACCATGGCCTACTTTGTGAATGACACAGCCCAACAGAACTACTCTCAAGGTGTTCTGCAGAACGCTGGTCAGACCTTCAAAGGTGTGGACAAGGTGACTGGTCAATCCACATTCGGGACTGATGCAATGGAAGTGGATGTCACTGAGCAATTGGTGAACTTCTACAACTCAGATCTGTCTGCTGATGAGACTGAGTTCTATGCACCGGTTTACGGTCCTGATGGGACGATTGAAGGTTTCGAGTTCCTGCACAACCGTGAGGTCATGGAAAACGCTCTGGAACTGGAAAACGACATCTTCACCCTGTCGGGTATCAAATACGGTCGTACCTTCGAAGAGAATGCCTCTGTTGAGTTCAACAAAGGTACTGTGGAGCATTTGGCTTCTCTCTGGCACAACCGGGACAATGATACTTCTGAGGAATTCGTGAACCTGAAAACCTCGAAGAACCCTCAGCACCGGGAAGCCTATCGTCTGATGCCTCAGTACGTCAAAGACTACGCTGATGAGCAGTTCGGTGAGGATACTGGGTTCATGGTACGGAAAGACCATGTGGACCTGTCTGTGGGCTATCGTGAGGCGTCTGTGACGGATATCTGGACCGGTCAGAACAATATGCCTGCAGAGGTGAACAAGGGTGCTCGTCAGGTCGCTCAGATGCTCATGGGCAAGAATGCTATGCGTTGGTTGGCTCAAGGTGAACGTGCTCTTGAGGAAACTGTGTCCAATGTGAAGTCCACCATCATCATCAAATCGGTTCAGGTGGCTTACCAGAATGCAGTTTCCAACGTCTGGCAGCTTGCGAACCAAGGTGTTCCTATCAAGGCTATCCTGAAGGGTACTCGTGACAAGATTGCTGAACTGCAGGAGTTCGAGAAGATTGGTGTTCAGATCATGGATCTCTCCGTGGAACGTGAAGTTAATCCTCGGAAACGTGTGACCATTGACCGGAAGATCTCTGCTCTGGAAGAACGTCGTAACCGGATGTCCATTGCTCCTATGATCGAAGCTGGTCAGTTCAAGAACCTCGTTGAAGGACTCACCGAGCAAGGCGAGTACAACAAGGACTGGGAACAGCAACTCATTGATCTTGCAGAGAAACATGGTGGTGAACGTGGCCGTAAGGCTGCTCGTGTTGCATTGATCTCGAAGGACACGAAGTTCTACAAGTTCATGAACACGTCTACTCAGTATGGGGATTTGGTTGCCAAGTCGATCTACTACGACCACCTGATTGCTCAGGGACTTGAGAAGGAAGAGGCTCTCGCAAAGATGAACAACAACTTCATCAACTACGGCATTCTTCCGGGTCGTGTTCGCTCTCTGTTGGAGCGGATGGGTGGTACTTGGTTCTTCGCATACAAGATCCGGGCTGCAAAAGTGGCAATGCGGATGATGCGGGAAAACCCTGTACGGTCTCTGACTATGCAGATGGCTGGACCTGATGTCGGTAACCCAGTGGACGATAACATTTTCACCATTGGTGCAGATCGTCTGGACTTCTCGACTGGTACAGAGATGTTCTTCACAGCCCCGGAAATGCACCCATGGGCAGTGATTGCTGGTTGGAACTAAGGGAGAAAGGGGACAGGGAAAATTGGAGAAAAACCTGTCCCCCTCCTCTACCTCAGTCTTGGATCGCAGCCCAGATAAGGAATACGATCAGACACAGGACGCCAAAGCCAACCAGACCCATGAGGAACAGGCCAGCAATGGTGATGAGGATCGGAGCCAACACAATGAAGGCTGCAATGGCTCCGATGACGAGCATGAGACGGAAGAGTTTAGTCAACATCGAAGATGCTCGACTTCTTCTTGCCAGCAGGTTTCGCTGCATCTACAGCTTCACCCGATGCGGAGTCCGAGGTTCCTTCCTCGTCACCTTCACTTTCGAAGATGCTGGAAGAGCTTTTTGGCTCCGGTTTTTCGGAAGGGTTTTCGGTTTCCGATCCCTCCGTTGCTGTGTCCGTTCCTGTCTCAGCAGCTTCCTCTGATGCGTCACTTCCTCCGCTATCAGATCCATCGCCAGCGTCATCAGCAGATTCTTCAACATCCGCAGTCTCCTCTACTTCAGGAGCCTTTGGCTTGTTCCGGGAACCTTTGGGACGGCCACCTTTGTTCTTTGGTTTGGGGGCAGGTGCAGTGGTCTCAGCAGCTTCGCCCATCTGGACTTCTGCTTCGATCTCACCTGCGTCGTTGACAGACAATGCCACACCGGAAGCACCCGTCAGACCCAGAGTCTGAACGTGGTTATCCAGAGCAGTCTGAATGTCTGCTTGGTCGAGAAGGATTCGCATTGGTTTTTCCTCTTCAAGTTCATAAATCGTTGCGATTGCGTGACCATCAAGTTTGACGATCCCACCAAAAGAGAACGATGAGAAGACGATGTGTTTGTGGTTGTCGTCGGGGATTCTGCCCAGTTCTGTCAGGGCATCGCTGAAATACTTATCGACGATAGATCCCACGTTCATCGTGTCGAGTGTACGTGCAGTTGGAGCGAAGACTGTATAGTGGATCCAGATCTTGTCCATCCGAGGCAGTTTCCTGACCTCTGGTGACACCTCATCTTTGAAGTTCTTTTTCTGTGAGTTCAGATGATGGTGATGAAGGTTACGGTAAACGTTCAGATTGCACGCTTTTGTGGTCTTCTTTGAAACGTTTACATAGGTGGGGATCCTCAAAGTATGAGAATCCCGCACCCTGTATCCCTCAAGCTGAGGGATGTGGATCAATCGTCAAACAGGTTCGACTTCGGTTTCGAGGATCCACCACCCGATTTTGCACTGCCACCGAAGGCTTTGCCTTCTTTCTTGCCAGTCGAGCGGTCCCAAGTTTGACCACGGTTTTTGTCGAGCCACTTCTCGGCCCAACCACCCATTTCGACTTCCATCTTGGCGATGGCTTTGTCGAGGTCACCGTCAGACAGAACGTCATCAAAGTCACCACCAAGGCTGGAGATGAACTGTGCCACCTCGCCCAGAGTCACTGCTTTGTCAGCAGGGAAGAACTTGATGAACTCGTTCACGTCACGGGTTTCACCGTTCGGCTCGTAGTTGCCAGTGGCTTCGTTCTTCTCGGTCTTGTCGAGAGTCTGACGTTGGATTGCCACCTGCAGTTCGAGGCCATGAAGATCGACGAAGCACGGAACCGACTGAGGGATCTCTTTCTTCGACTCGTAGTCGTAGAGGCTCAGGGTCTTGTCTTCGACATCCATGTCACCGACCTCTTTCGAGCACAGCAGCATGGTCAGAGCGTTGACCTGATTGTAACCCGGAAGGTTCTTCAGATCGCCAGTCTTCTTGTCCTTGTAGGTGACTTCACCGTCACGGTTCGTCATCCAGATCTGACGGGTCACCTCGGTCGAACCAATGGTAACAGCCAGAGTCAGGTTGCGAGCACCAGAGTTGGCCGCTTTCCCGATGTAGGCGTACTTGATCGTACCGGTGTAGATGTCAGTGTCCAGAAGACCACCACCGCCAACGTAGTCCTCTTCGACTTCACGTTTGGCAGCAGGTTTGGAGTTTGCGAAAATGTTTCCCATGGTTTTTCCTTTTTTCATGAGAGTTGCTTGATCAGTTCCGGAGAACCAAAAAAGATCAGTCTTCTGCGTAGTAGTCGATGAGTCGCTTCAGAACATGCTGAACATCGTTGTCGATGTAGAGTTCCTCATCTTCCCACATACCCAGAGGTGAGCGGATCCGACCACCAATAGTGGTCTTGTCAGCGTCCGTGAGGAACACATGCTTGAACCCTTTGGCTTCTTCCTTGGCTGAGATTTTCAGCAGGCTGTTGCCATCAGGACACACTTTCGTGATGTCTTTGGTTCGCATCCGTTTCACGTACACGACAGTTGTGAAGTAGGCTTCCAGACCTTTGGTCTTGAGAGAACCCTTCACAGGAACGCGGTATTTCATCATCCCCTCATCCTCGTCGAGATACGAATCGAGGTGACCAAGGAAGATGAAGAACACGTCATCCAGACGTGCTGTGGCGTCCATGAGGCGAGGGAAGAACTGACCATAGTCACCCCATGCCTTTTGGGTGTTGGCAGAACCAGTGACGTGCATACGCTCGTACATGTCCATCATAAAGCTGATGGTGTCGATAACGACAAACTTGAACGGATTCTCGTCACCCATTTCTTCCAACTGTTCGATCCAGTCGATGATATCTTCAGGATCGGTGATGGTTTTCTTTTTGAACTTGTTCTTGAAGGGAAGAGGTTTCCCCTGTTCACAGTTCAGATACAGGACATCAGTCCGGTCTTTGATCCCCATGAGTGAGGCGGACTTACCATGTCCGCTCTCACCACAGATGAGGATACTCTTGGGGTTTTCTGCACTCATGTGCTTCTCCTTATGAGTATTTGGAAGCCACCGATTTGAGGACAGTCATTTGAAGCTCGTCAACCTTGAGAGGAGCGTTTGACCGTTTGTTCAGATCGAGGACTTTTTTCTCCACGTCATCGAAGGACGCACCTGCATCTTTCAGCATCATTGCGTAATTGAGCAGGTTGTTGTTTCTATTCCCAACGTCCATGTTGTTCAAGAACCAACGTTCCAGATTGTCCAGATTTCCGAGGTCTGCCACTTGTTGGACGTACTCGTTATTCGCCTTGGTTTTGGGAATAAACGGAAGCACATCAATGACTTGTGGTCCCTTGTTGACGTGAATCTGAGCAAGGTCGTTCGTTCGCCATTTCCGGGAACGCTGGTTTGCTGCAGTGTCTGTCACGAAGGGAAGCCACATCGCAAAAGAATCCATGAACTCTTTGTAGTCGTCCTTGTCGAGCTTCAGAACATAGTTCGTAGGCAGGATGAGACGGAATCGATGTTCTTCGTCTGTATGGCTCTTCGTCGTCTGAGTGATGAAGGTGTAGTCGCCAAGCAACTCATGCACCTGATCCAGAGTAGGACCGTAGTTGGTGATGTTACCTTCCTTGTCACGAGTATGCCCGTCAACGTCGATCACGATGAGATTGAATCCGGGGAGCACCTTGTCTTCATGACGATGGTTTTCCTCGAAGGCATGGTTAGCCCAGTGCATTCCGGGTTGCTCCAAGAGTTTGGGGAGCTTGTCGAAAGGCTGTTCGTAGTGATCGTAGTCATAGGCAAAGTGATCCGAGAAACTGAAGGAGAGTTTTTCCAGATCAGTTTCCTGCAGAGTATCTCCAGAGAAGAACTCCACAGACTGGACCACGTTTTTCGTGATGACAACATGGTTTGACACACCCCACGCCATGGCAAGGTCCATCATCTCCCGACGTGCTGTTGTGCTCGTCGGATAGTAGGGAAGATCCTCAACCAAGTCCGCATGAGTAAGGTTGTCCGGGCTGGTCGCAATGTACTTCGCCAATCGAACAAAGTTCCGTTCCCGCTTCAGCAGTTTCTGGAACGATGCACCTGACTCTTCAGCAACCTTGATGGCCTGACGCAGATGTTGTTGGGTGATTTCCGAACTCTCGTCCAAGAACGCATAAACACCTGCAAGTTTCAGGGATTTGAAATACCTGTGACTCAGTTCAGCCTTACGGATTTCCTCATGCTCAGGGAGTTCATTGGCTTCGGCTTCACACTGCAACCGATAGCTGACAAGCTCCACGCCCACATCCTTTGGCACATCGATCTGTTGATCATAGAACCGTGGGTCTGCGAACTTGGTGAGGTACTGTTTCCAACGTGCCAGAGCCTGTGATTGGTTCTTAGACACCAGTCCGTTGTAGACAGCTTCGGGTTGGATAGAGGCAAAGGTGGTCTCTGACTTACCAATCCCAAAGAAACAACGTCGGGCATAACCCGTTGCGAGGAAAGAATAAAACTCCTCTTCGGTCTTGGAACCGTCAAAGAGTTTCGAACTCGTACCGAACATAAGGACGTTCGCTGGTGTTGAACCAACAATGTCCAAGCCTCGCTCGTTGTCAGATGTGTTTTTGACCAGTTTGGCTTTGATTTTGCCAAGGTCATAAAGCTCCAGCAGGGTGTTCAGAACCTCAGTGTTGCCAACAAGGTTCGACCCGATCTCATCCATCTGGAAATTGATCGAGCCACACTTGGCCAGCAGGAGCTTATAGCGGAGTTGTTTGACAGCAGGACCAGTGCCTGAGTCAAAGATGAAAGGAGCATGACCCTGACGTTTGTAGTCCGTCTTGATCAACTCATGTTCTTGCTGTTCATCACCGCCTTTGGCAGCAGCGATATCGACAGCAAGATCGAACAGAGCCGTTTCTGCAATCTGAGGCATCGTGGACTGCATGAAGTCATCACGGAAACCTGCGATCACATCTTCCATCACGCTGACAGAGTGACCCTTACCAAAGCCAGATGTGGCCAAACCAACCGAATAGATATTCATCGGAAGGTTTCCCCGCTCCGGAGATGCAATGGTTGCACGCATCGAAGTCGGAATCAGTGCGAGGAAATAGGCCACCTCTGCTTGGAAGAAGTCCCGGTTGACGTTCCCTGTACGGTGACAGAGAAGATCAACCAGTTCACCCATAGCGTTATGGTGGGGGGTCTGTTCGATGACGGAACGATCATAGAATTCAGTCATCGGGGAAATACTCCTTTCGTTGTTCACAAACCGCAAAAGCAGGGCAGTATTCACATGCCTTTACTTCTCCGGGGACAGTGACAATGGTGCCTTTGCCCTTCTCTTTGAGCCAGATCTCTGCATCTGCACGAGTATCGAAGCTCTTCTGAGCACGACCACCTTTCTTGGCAGTCTCAGGGTTGGCGTAGTATTTGTAGGAGTCGGGCTGTTTCCACAGTTCCTTGTCCGTACAACGCACCATCTTGTCTTGTTTGTGAGTGTAACGAGCGTTCTGACGGACATCATCCAGCTTATCCAGCACCCATTCTTCAGTTTCCTTGACAGACATCAGAGGGAATTCTTTGTGAGCCACACGGGCTTGAGGATAGGTAGGATCTGCTTTGGCTCGGTACTTCAACCAGTCGGTGAAGATGAACTCGATACGCATCTTATCCTTCCAGATGAACTCTGGCATGATAAGACGATACATAGAGCCTTGCAGGATGTAGTCCTGATCCTTCGACCCAGAGGTGAAGGAGAACGTCGAGGTGGATTTGAAGTCCCGGTATGCACCGTTGACAGCGAAATCCAATTGGCCGGTAAGAATGATTCCACCGATCTCCTTGAACCCACGCTTTTCAAGATAGATGGGGATATCATCCTTACCGACCTCAGAGGGGTCTGGATTGATCTTGACTCGATCAATCACTGACTGGGGGTAGTGGAGACGCCGCATCGCTCCAGCCCAGTCGCCCTCAACCCAACTGCGTTCGATGGAATCGTGCAAACCATGGCCCATGCGGGAGGCAATCAGATCACTGACATCCATGGTTTCTTGCTCATCGTCCACCTGACGCTCCAGAATGAGGCGACGAGTGGGTTTCATGAGTGAGGTGACACTGAGTAGCTCCCCTGCAGGAGCCACGTCAGCACCGCTGTTATAGCCGTTCTGGAGGAGCCAGACAGCCAATGGCAAATCAATGCCATGTTCGTTGGTCAGCTTTTTCATGCTGCGATTCCTTTTTCTTCAAGATCAGCTTTGTGAGCTTTGATCTTCTCGATGATAGTTTCTTCGTTGCAGTTGGCAGGAAGGTCGAATCCATGGTTCCAATTCGGGTGGAAGATCTCCACCGAACCAGACAACTTGACCTGATCGTGATAGATTTCAGGATCGTCTTGCCAAGATACTGCCTTCGGAAGATGCTCATTCATATACATCAGAGGTCCGAAGCCACGATCCCGTACCAGATAGTATTGGGCGTCGTGGATGTGAGCACATGGTTTGATGTCCAGTCGATATTCAGACTTACGGACCTTGCCCATGAACTCAGATGCAGCACGGTTATTCAACAGACAGTAGGACTGACCCATTGCGTTACCGGCAGTACGTCCTTCAGCTTCCACTTCTCTTGGTGTTTTCTTGGTTCCAAGAATCGACTGCTTCAGGAGTGGTGTCCGAACACGAAGTCCGAAAGCCACAGTGATATACCCATTCTTTGTTGCCTTCTCCAAACGATCCTGAACCCAATCAATCGAGACCTTATACATCTTGCGATAGGCATTCTCGATTGCCTGAGCCATCTCTTTGCTGAAGCCACAGTTGTTCATCAGAGTCATGTATGTACCCTGATAGGTCAGGGCGAAGGTTGGTGCCTTCGAGTCCTGACGATACTGCTTATACTTCTTGGCAATGGAATTGATGGACTCCACAGAACCAGCATCGATATCTGGCATATTCTCGCCAAAATATGAGTAAGCTCTGAGAGAGTGACCATCGTAACCATCCGTATAGACCTTCAGCTTTTCCGGATCCCTCGTGGTGAGAGCAGAGATCCTGTCTTCCAGACTGTCAAAGTCCAGACCACAGAAGATCCATCCGGGAGGAGCTTCAAAGCATTCCTTGATGAGTTTTGCAAGTCTCTTCTTCAGAGGAGCACCAGCACTGCTCGGAATGTTCTGCAGGTTTGGGTTGTTGGACGACAAGCGTCCAGAGAGAGTCCCACCCAGTCGGAAGTTACCGAACAGGTAATGCCAGCCATCAGGGCCTTTGAAGGCTTTCAGGAAGGCAGGGAGGAAGGTTGAGAGGATGATAGCCGAAGCCTTGTACTCCATCAGGATCTCAAGGAAAGCCTTGGTTTCTTCAGGAATGTTGTGCTTCAGCAGTTTCTCCAAGGTTTCTGCACCAGTGGAGGGCAACTTGGAGTCGGTGTAATCAAGGACTGGGAGTCCGAGGAACTGCTTGTCATAGAGCAAGCGTTGGAGTTGAGGTGCCGAATTAGGATTAAACTCAACAGTGAGGTCTTTGGTCGTTCCGAGGTCAGCACGAGTAACAACCTTTGTTTTGAGTTTGGCATTCTTCTTCTCCAGAGCTTCATCCTCCAGAACCACCATGAAACCACGAACAGCACGAGTCTGCTTCATACGTCTCACAGCACGGTTGGATTCAGCCATAAGCTGCTTGTCCAGAGCCACCACCTTCTCCATGTTCACCGGAAGACCGGTCAACTGCATCTGGATGATGTCGATCACAGCAGGTTTGAAGATCGTATTGTAAATCTCCTCTTGCTGGTCAGCTACCAGAGTATCCCAGTGCTTGTTCCGGACGTACCAAGTGGACAGACCATCCACGAGGTTGTACCGGAGAAGATCCGGGAGAGGGATTTTGGTGATGTCGTTGATCTCTTCAACAGCATAATTCCCGGCAAACTCCTGAGCTTGAGCTTTGAGACCTAACTCATTGCCAGCACAGGTATTTGTCGCCAGATAGGTGATCAACTGGGTACAGTCCCAGTTCTCCAGCATGATGTTGAGACCTTCGAGAAGACCCTCTTGGTCAAGGATATGATCCATGAACAGTTGGTAGATCAGCACATAGGCATCATAGCAGATGTTGTGGTAGATCATCTTCCGTTTGAAGCGATAGAAGAACTGCTTCAGAAGAAGTCTGCGGGTCGCATTCTCGGCCTTGGACTCACAGTCATCAACCTCGAAGGCGATTCCTTCATGCTCGTTCCAACAGAAGGTAATGGTTCCGATTCCAGCACTGTGGTGCTTGAGGTCAAATCCTTCGATATCACAAGTAAGATCGCAATCCATACCAATGAGACGGTCAAGCCATTGAGCAATCCGCTCATCAGTGTCAGGATACTCCCCAAAATGGATGATTCCGGTTCCGGTTTTTTCGGTGTCACCGGTTGTCCATCGACGAACAGACGAAAATGCTTGAGCGATTCGCTGTTTGGTTTTGTCTGGGTCATAGAAAACTCTCGTGTAATTGGGGGCGTAGGTAACTTTGAAACCACCCACCCCGTCCATAACGTCCCCAATGACAGCATCGGTTTTCGCTTGTTTGGAGATGACTTTGAAATAGTCCGGTTGAGTGACAACCAGCATTTCAATCCCCTGCTCCAGAAGTTCTGGGAGAAGATCATTCAGATACTCTTTGATCTCTGCAGCAGGGGTTTTCTTCTTGGATCGATTGATGAAGAGGTCACAAACCATAACCTCCTCATTGAGTTCCGACAAATGGGGCATGTAGTGCTTTTCGATTTCAGCCTTCTGAATCTTCGGTGTCAGAATGGCGATTCGGGCAGGACCACCTTGCCCCAAAATGTCGTAGTTCATCAGTCGCTCTCCAAGTGTTCTTTGATGGCTGATTCAGCCACTTCATGAAGACCTGCACCACCGTTGTACCAGTAGCCGATGAACATGAGTTCTTGCTGTGGTTCAATGATGGTTTGGAAACCGTAGGAATCGACCTCTTTCAGATGATCGATACACCAGAGTTCCCCGTTGACCTTCACGATTGCAGAGTGTCCAAGACTCTTCTCCAATTCGTAGAAGTCATCAGTGTCTTCGGGTTCGATGTCGGGACCAACATAACGTTTGGCAGTCCCGATAAACATTTCCATTTCGCTCATGAGAAGTACCTTTCAGGCAATTGGCCCCGGATGTAGAGCCGTTGTTTTGGCCGGGACAGTGCAACGTATTGCATCCGTGCAGTCTGTTCCCGATTAGTTGACTTCCCAATATCGGCCAGATCGACAATCACAGACTGATATGTCGAGCCTTGGGCCTTGTGGGTAGTCGATGCTGCGACAGATCTCAAGTCCGGATAGTTGTCCCGTACCTTGAAATACCTGTCCCACTTCTTCATCCCACTGTAATGCTTGAGAACATTGGCTCGGTCCACAAAGTCTTGGAACACGTTCACATGGTACTCAGCACCAGAAGAGACATCAGAAACTGTCAGACGCATCATCGGAATGTCATGACCGGGAACGATCTGAGAGTCGAAGTATTCTTCGTCAATCGAATCGATCTGGACCATCTGGTCAGTGTAGAGACGCTCTTTTGTGACCAGTTCAGCGGATTGGTTGTTGGTAACGACTTCACCCACTTCGAAGGGTTTCGTATACCCACGCAAACCACGAACATACTCGTTGTATTGGAGCACTCGTTGGTTGGTGTAACTCAAGATCCGCTTGCCAGCATCTTCCTGATGATACTCCCGTTCCAGAATACCCTGCATCTGATTTCCATCAATGAAATCAATGACTCCGGGTACTTCCTTAATGCGAGTGAACTCACCTGTCAGCACTGTTTGCTTGGCTTGTTCACACAGTTCCATGAGGGCAGGCTGCTCCGCATTCCGTACAGGATGGATGAGCAGGCTTTCCGACAGAGGTTGAGCATAGACCGGGCTTAGACTCTCCTTTACAGGCGCAAGCTGATTCTTGTCTCCGACGAAAAGAACCTTACAGTCATTGGTCGTACCTTTGTCGATGTATTCCCACAGCTTCTGATTGATCATAGACGCTTCGTCCACGATGATCAGCGTGCAGTGATGGACCACCCAATTCCGAGTCGGGATCACTTTCTGTGTTCCGTCGTTGAAATTCTGAGATACTCGGAGATTCATGAACGAATAGATCGTCCCAATGTCCCCTCTCCGATGGGGCATAGCTTCTGCAAGTACGGCTGCAGCTTTGTTCGTTGTGGCGGTGATAGCCACCTCAGTCAAACGAGACTGACCTTTGTGTTTCAGGATGTCATCTGCCACTTTGGAGATGAAGAAAGACTTCCCTGTTCCAGCCCCACCAGAGATACGGTGGAACTTCCGTAGGGGGTCTTGGATGAAGGCGAGCACGTCCATGAAGGCTGCTCTCTGTTCGTCATTCAGGGTTGCCATGGGCGTGTCCTTACGTTTGCGTTGATGATGTTTTCTTGGAGATGAGGTTTTTCTCTCCAGTGAGGATGTCGGTAACAGTCCGGGTGAACCAAAACACATCCCTGAAAACCCATTAGGCTGGAGGGTGTGATTCTATTCAAGCCACGGAATTCCAACAGTTTTCCTTTCTTGGTTCGGAAGTCTCTGTGTCCGGTCCTGTTGTAACCGTATGGACTGTAGATCGACTCAGCTTTGTCAGCCATCACTCTTGCATGATCTACGGTCACACAGAGGTAATAGATGTGGATGTCTTTGGAGATTGCCTCCAACATCCTTTGATGAGTCCCGTCCATGTTTGCTCCGTTGGTTTGAGGGGAGAGATTTCTCCCTCCCCCCGAGGTATCAGCCACATTTGGAGTAGCCGCAACTCGTGCAGGTTGAGCATCCAGCACCTTCAACCATTGCGTATTCACCACAGGAAGGACATTGATTAGGTGTCCCGGCTACCACGATCTGGACTTCTGGCTCCTCTGGAGCTTCAGGACCGTCTTCGGTGGCCTGTGAATGGTACACAGTGATCTCAACAGGTTCTGGGGTCGATTGATACCCAATCCGCATGAGATGAGTTTCGAGAGTACGCCCGAGAAGGGCGACCAAAGAAGGACAGTATTTTCCATCCACCCATGCACCACCTTTGGGGTCATGCACGTTCTTCAGTTCCTCGATAATGAACCGGATGTCACCACCACGACGGAAGATAGCACTGATCATACGAGTCAGAGCACCGATCCACGCAGCATGTTCCGGATTCTTGGTGGTCACGAACATCTCGAATGGAGCACGCCAGCCTTCAGGAGCGTCGATGTCATTGAAGGTCAGATAGACCGCATCGCCTTGCCACTTCAGTTTGTACGTTTTCCCACTCAGTTCGTAGGGACGTTCCCAGACGACAGGCTCTACAGGAGGTTCCACCGTCTCTTCAGGTTCGTCTTTCTTCTCTGGTTCCACAGACAGCACAGAACCAAGAATGTCATTCGGACGGTAGGTCGTACAGCCCTTACACCCTTGGTCAAATGCGTCCACATAGACGCTTGCGAAGTCTTCCATCGAGATGTCTTCAGGAAGGTTCACGGTCTTGGAGATCGAAGAATCCACCCACTCCTGTGCAGCAGCTTGCACTGCTACGTGATCTTCAGGAGCAAGGTCTTGAGCCGTACACCAGAAGTTTTCACGCCAGTTGTCGAGTTCCCGTTTCCGGGTATCATCAGCTTGGTCGTACAGTTGTGTGAACACCAGCACAGCCGAAGCATAGACACGTTCATCGATCTTGGTTCCATCCTTCTGCAGCACCTTACGGACGTAAGAATCTGCGAAGTTTGGTTCCACACCAGAGGACACGTTGCCCATGTAGATGGACATTGTGCCAGTCGGAGCAATCGAAAGGATGTGAGAGTTCCGGAGACCATTCTCCATGATGGATTCTTTCACACGAACCGGGAGTTTCCGGATCATCCCTTTTTCAAGGGCCAGTTTCCGATTGTTGGTTTCGGCAAAGATAGGTGCAGGACCATATTCTTTTGCCAGATCTGCAGAGGCTTGGTAGCCTGCAATGGCCATGACTTTCAGCACTTCACGGGTGAACTCCTGAGAGGATTCAGAGCCATACTTGGTGCCAAGCATATACATTGCATCTGCGAGACCGGTTACACCAATACCCATCCGACGTTTCAACTCTGCTTCTTCACGCTGCTTTTCCAGAGGGAAATTGCTGGCGTCAATAACGCAGTCTGTCAGTTCCACAGCCGTAGCCATGACCCGTTCCAGTTCGCCGTAGCGGAAGCTGGCTTCAGGTGTGAAAGGGTTGTCAACGAACTTCGTCAGGTTGATCGAACCAAGCAAACAAGCACCGTAGGGCGGCAGTGGTTGCTCACCACAGGGATTCGTGGCTGCAATGGTTTCCGCGAACCACAGGTTGTTTTCCCGGTTGATACGGTCGATGAAGATGACTCCCGGTTCAGCATGGTGATATGTCTCAGCCATGATTGCTTCCCACAGGTCACGAGCGTTGATGTACTCGTAAATGTATTTGCCATCAGCATCTTGTCCCAAACCAGAGTCGATCATTGGTGGCTCGACGTGAACCAGAGCAATGTCTTCTTCGGTTTTGACTTTGTTCATCAACTCATCCGTCACAAGAACAGACATGTTGAATTTGTTCAGACGACCCACTGTCCGTTTGGCAGTGATGAAGTCCAGAACATCTGGGTGGTTACAGGCCATCGTAGCCATCATTGCACCACGACGACCACCAGCAGACATGATTGTCTCACACATCTTGTCCCAGACATCCATGAAGGACAGAGGACCAGATGCTTCAGCCTCGACACCCTTCACGAAGGCTGTTTTCGGACGAATGGTAGAGAAGTCGTAGCCAATGCCACCACCTTGTTGCATGGTCAGTGCTGCTTCCTTGAGCATATCGAAGATGCCAGCAAGAGAGTCAGGGACAGTACCCATGACGAAGCAGTTGAACAGCGTGACATTCCGACCAGTACCTGAACCCGCAATGATGCGACCTGCAGGAGAGAACTTGAAGTTCTCCAGAATGTCATAGAAGCGTTTGTGTGCTGCAGCTTGAGCCTCAGCAGTCGTGAAACGAGGGGAGCTTGCACAGGATGTGGCAATGCGATCCCAAGTGTCATGGACTGTGAGATCTGGCATGAAGCCTTCACGTTCCGTTTTGAACTGGTATTTGGATCCCCATACTGTTTCACAGATGGGTTGTGGAAAGAGTGAGTCCATGATGTCGTCCTCTTGGCATATATTGTGATTGAAGAGCTTGGTCGTACCAAGGACGGTTATCTGGATCAACCGCTTCCAGCAGGTTTTTTCTTCAGAAGAGCACGATCTTCCTCAGACATCTCCTCAAGCCATTGATCCATATCGTTGGCTTGCTGGCCAGAAAGGAATTGTGACTGACCCCCAAACATATTCACTGCCTGTTGCAATCCTGCACCAAACGCAGCACGTTCTTGAGGGGTTGGGAAGATGACTGGTTCCATCAGACCATCTGAAGTGTGGATTTGGAAACCATATTCACCAGCAGGGTAGATCATGATTTCTTCGTCTTCAGAGTTTTCCCGAACCTGTTCACAGGCATCGACAAGACTTTGAATGTCAGGGGGGAGCGGCAAGAACCGCCACAAGAGTTTAAGCATTGAGCATCTCCATGATTGCTTCGTTGACTTCATCTTGGCTCATTGAACCAAGGTTGAAGATTGGAATTTCATGTGCAGTTGCCAGCCGTAACGCTTGTCCCGTGCCTCCGACAACCTTGCCATCTTTTGTCCAACAGAGGACAAAATCGCAGGGAGTCTTGAGGTCGAATCCCAGAATCTGGTAGCAATTTCGTGCGTGGAAATCCCGTCCAGTATCGCCAAGGACCGCCCAGTTGGGGTGGTATTCCTTAGCAAGTAGTCGGGCTTCCCGAGTAGGTGGGCCATATACTGGTCCCTCACCCACTCTGAATCCACGGAATCCAGAGTACGGTACAAAGACCTCAAGAAGCTGCTCTTGGCCGACCCTCTCCCACCCATCGAAGAAAGCCTGATCTGCACCTTTGGCTCCGCCAGTACGCAATCCAACACCTGCTTTTGCCAAGGCTGTAGCTGCATTACGCATGGAATCGAGGATCGGTCCCGGTGTTTCTCGTGCTCCAATTCCTGCATAGATCATCCTGTTCCCCAATACTTGGTTCCATAGGGGAGATAGTCATGCCATTTCACATCGAAATGACAGTTCTCCGGGTGAGTGTAGAAGAGGGGTGCAATGTCTGCAGGGGTGAAACCACCGAGACCACAACCCACTTGGGTGACTTTGAAGTCTTTGTTGGGATGGTCCGAAGCATACTTCAGAAACCGGTCCACAGCTTCTTTGATTTCTTCCAGAGGGATGAACTCGATCTTCGGTCCTTTGGTTGGGAGAGCGTAGCAATCGCCCGTCATACCTTCACCAACACCCCATTTGGCACCCAGACGTTTGTGAGCATAGGCTGCTGCACCTGCACCGTGGATACCGGACTTGTTGCTTCCAAATACGAAGATCATGATTTTCTCCTTGCGTCTCGACGCTTCTGGTTTTGTTTGTGAGTGACCATCTCCAGATGATCGGGATTGCAACAGATGCGGTTGTTGCACTTATGGTCGATCTGTTTCTTGGGAGGGATTGCTCCGAAGAAATTGATGAACATGGTTATGTGGGTGGCGACAGTACCACCATCGAGAGACATACGTCCATAGCCCCCACCACGACCTGAACCAGAGGTTCCACCTTGCCATTCCCAACAGCCGGTGTTGTGATCGATTTTGACATTGGACATGATCTTGTCGAAGATTTCCTTACGACGACCTGTCAACGTGGTGATGAGTTTGGCCACAGCCATTGTCTTGCTCCTTGATAATAAACCAAAAAACAAAACCCCCACCGACATTTCTGCCAGTGAGGGTTCCGGGGGGAGGGGATTAGGACGCCTTGATTGCGTTCTCAATCCGGGTGACCTGACGGCCATTGAATCCCAGTGCTGCCCAACCTTTCTTGCGTGCTTTCTTGAAGCTCACGAGATCGGCCAGTTCAACAACACCGTTGATCCACTGGTCATACAAGGCCATAGCACGTTCACCGACGGTCATGTTCGCAGCTTTGGAAGCCACGTAACCTTCGTAGTCGTACTTGTCAGCCCAACGACCCATGGTCCGGGTCGAAGTGTTGTGTTTGGTTGCAATCGCTGTCTTGGACATGGTGCCAGCACGCATGTCTTCGAAAGCAGCAATCACTTCTGCAGGAGCGTTGTCCCACAGATTACGGCCTTGAGCCGCTGCCTTGGTGGTTTTTGCCATCTTACGGATGTCCTTGGATTCTTCTTTCGGGTCCGTGTTCAGAGACCGTCCAGAACGTTCAACTTCCGCTTTGGGGGCAACAGGTTCAGCAGGTACAAGAGCTTCCTCAAGATTTTCCACGATGGGAAGAACCTCCAGAATCTCTTTCTTGCCCACTTTGACCGTCTCGACTGCTTGAACATGACGACCGGAAACCACATCAGTGATCATCTGTTCGAACGACAGATCACCTTCAACATGGCTGGATCGTACAGTCTCATGAGCACCTTGACCCATCACACCGACCACAAGGTAACGGCAGACACGGGCTTTGGTAGTCTCACCATGAGGAACTGCAATGAAGTCTGCAGGGTCCACAAGGACGATCAGAGTGCTATCGCCTCCGAAGCTACGCATATACCCCAGATTGGCGACATGAAGCCCATGGGAACAGGATTTGTTCCGAGAGGGGTCAACACCGTCCACGTCCATCCAGACAGACGAACCGAGACGCTGAACGATCTTTTGCGAGTGGCAGTCCACAAATGTACCCGGATCGGGTCCACGACGCACACGTTTGTAGGCAACGATCATTCCGTCATTGGTCAGGGGCAGTTCTGCAGTTTCGATGAAGTCCATGAGGTCTTCAGCCGAGTGCAGACGATCCCGAACCACTGGGGCGAGACGTGAGAGGAAGTTGCGAACCGCAGGTGATTGCTCCGTTGCAGCACGTTTCATCTGTGCTTGGAGTTTCTCGACCTTTGGAATCACAACCGGTTCCACGTCAGGGGATTCCTGAACAGACACCGAGATCTTCTGTGGATAGAAGATGCCCTGAACCTCTTTACCGTCGATGATTTGCGTGATGACAATACCATCTTCCTCATATTCGGGGGTAAGAGCTTTGGTGACAGTCAGGTAATCGTCGAGGTTCAACTCAACGATATTCCCGCCACTCAGTTGAGGAGCGAGAAATTCTGAAATTGCCGTTGTGTCATACGGGCCATCCAGCTTCATGTCCAAGACCTCACCAGCAGAACTGATGAGGGTGATCTTGGTTTCAGCGACCAGCATAGACACAATGTTTTTGACATTGGCCATTTGGTTTCCTTTGCTTGGTTTCAGAGGGTGCGAAGCAGACGTGCAATCTTCTGCATCAACATCTTGACTTCACCGGGTTTTTTCCCGAGCACAAGGCTACGGAGTTCCCGTTCATCAAAGATGCTGGTGTTGCTGCACATCTTCCGAGCAACCGAAAAAGCATCGTCAGTATAGGCTTTATAGGACAGAGCCTCTTTAACCTTCCGACGAGTTTCATAGCTGATCTCGGACCAACGTTCGTCACGAACCATCTTCAAGAAGAACCGATCCTGAGAGAACCGTTCCACTTCAGCCGTCCGGAGATATGGAATCCCGAACATTTTCTGCATCTCTGGGATTGCGAGAATCTCAGCAGGCAGAGAAGACTGTTCATGCACATAGTCGTGGAGCATCATCTTCTTCATGCGTTCAGCATTTCCGAGGATTTTGTCCACTTCCTTGTCGATCAACACACGAATGTGTACGGCACCCGCTCTTTCGACTGCGGGAACGCGCTGTTTGTTGTGGAGAACCACAGTTTTAGGCCAACGTTTTTCGATGGCCTGAAGCAGCCCAGAACTCGGACGCTTCCCATCCCATTCATAGGAGTGAATGGCAGTGATGGTCACAGGCAGGTATGCCTTGGGTTTCTCGATCTCATCTGCACCGTAGTCGATCCAGTCATTGGCACCACGTCTCAACAGAGGGAAGGTAGGTGGACCTTTCTTCTGAGGAGTAGAGGTTCCGTCAGTGGTTTGTGCAGCAGGCTTGGCCTTCACACGTTCTTCTGGTTCCTCTCCTTCGATCACGGTGTAACCCAGATCTTGGAAGTGCTTCACGGCAGCTTCGTAGCCACCTTTCCGCTTGTGAACCACCAGACCAAGGACAGGACCGTATTGCTGGTGCTCAGTCAGGCTTGACCAATGGTATTTGTCCCACCGACCTGCAACCGGACGGTTAGGAGAAACGTGCATTGCGAACTGAGGATCCGTCTCATTCAGAGCCGTTGCAGTTTTTGCAATGATGATGTGTTTCTCCAAGAACAGATGACCTTTGATCTCATCACCTTCATGGTTGTACCACTTATCCAGAGATTCAACCTTTGGAGTTTTGAGAAGACCTTTCCCAAAGAGGGTTTTGATCTTGTCTTCCTGACGCATGGAACCTGCATTACGAGCAGGTTTTTTACCACGCCATCCATCGACCTTGGTCCATGTGGTTTTGTTCGAGGACTTCACACGGAAAGCCAGATCCTGACCAGTTTCTTCAGTGATTGCTTTCAGATCTTGGTTCATGGCCATGATGTTACCGGGGGTATACATCTGGGTCAGCGTTTCATAGTCACGACGACCATGGACAGAACCATCACTCATCCAAGACAGGAGTTTCCGTTCAGCAGGAAACTGTTTCACGAAGACGATAGCCCGCATCTTGTTGAACTCATCGATACCGATCAGGTCACGAGCAACCTTGGTGTTCTGCCAGCAGATCTTGGCGATGGAGATCCATTGGTTCTCAGGGATGTCATCAGGACACTCAGCGTTCGCATAGAACGTCGTGGATCCTTTGACAGTATCCTGAAGGCTGTAGGAGCCAACCTCACGCCATGTGTAGGCCAAGAACTTCGCAGGGATACCTGAGCCAGCCATGTCCCGGATACCGCACTCCATAGCCAGCCTCATGGCCGGTTTGACGTGGGATTTGTAGAACTCCACCATGGTCTCCAGTTGGGACTTGATCGTCTCAACAGTGCGTTCAGAGAAGTTCAGACCTTCCCGGTTCGGGAGAGGGGTCAGACTGTCTGGGGCGAAACCAATACGAATCTTGGCTTGGCAGGTACGTGCGATCCGATAGATGAAATCGAACTCAGCAGCATATTCGTCACGAGATTCAATGGCATAGGACACACCACCGTACTGAGCGTAAATGCTGTAGTCGGAATCTTCATCCAGTTCCCACCGTCCAGCATCGACTTTCTCTGCTTTGATCTCTTCAACGTCGTTGTCGAGGTAATGGACCTTGGCCCAGATGCCAGAGAACTTCAGCAGTTCCTTCAGGTGGTTGTAGGCCAGTTCCAAATCACGGTCATTCTTGATCGGAACTGTGACCAAAAGGCCACACTCTTCAGAAGGTACACCGTCAATGATCTTGGTCAGACCCGGACGCCCATCATTGTCGTCAGATGCACGACTGATGAGGTACATGTTTTGTGTTTTGTTGTGGAAAGATGTGACAGTGAACGATTCGGTATAGGCGAAGGGAGACTTTGAACCCAGACCAAAGCCACCAGTGGAGCCTTTGTCGTCACGTTTGGTCGAGTTACCGTAGATGCAGTAAATCGGAACCATGTCATCAGGGTGGATACCCGGACCATAGTCACGAACAATCAATCCAGTGGTATCGTTCAGATGAATGTCGATTGGGGTAGTGTCTTGGCAATTCCCCATCCGATGAGCATCCCATGCGTTGAAGATGATCTCTTGGATCATGGTCCGCAAAGGGTTGGCATAGAGGCCCGTCGAAAGCATCGACATGAGTGCTGCATCGTCTGACACCCCGAAGGATTCAGTCTTGCCTTGCTGTCCAAGCAGCACTTCTTTCTGTTCGAATTCTGCAGTGTTCATGACCTGCATGGTCCGGTCTCCTTTTCTGTGTTGGTTCAGATGTCGCCGTTCGTCAGTTTGCGAAGCGAAGCAGCGATCTTCAGAGCACGGGAGCCTTCAGTTTCGGCTTCTGCGATCTGGGTGTTGATCGTGTCACGTTGAGCAGTCAGGGCTTCCACGTCCTTCTGAGCATTGGTGTTCAGAGTTTCGAGGTTGCTGATCGTGTCTTCGAACGCAGCCATGATACCGTCAACGGTTTGTTTACGAAAAAGTGCCATTGGTTTTCTCCATTTTGAGTTGAGGCGGAATTGCTAAAAAACCAAAAAAGAAAGGCCCCAATGAAGGGGCCTCTCAGTTTTCTCAGATTGCTCCGGTGAACTTCTGGAGTACCAGAGGCAGGGGAATGTCGTTCCCTGCGAGAGTTCCACGACGGATCTTGTGAGCGATCTTCCGACGGAATGCCCGGTTCAGGCCAGCATGTTTCAGCCGGTGAACCTCAAGCAGAGTCAGTTCTTTTGCCCAGTTCCGTGCAAACTCTTCGAGTTTTCCAAAGATGTCAGGATTCATTGTCGATATGGTCCGTGCTGAGGAGTTCATCGGTATCGACACGAACGTCGATATCCGGGATGAAGCTCTGAGGTTTCCACACGATCTTCGTGTGATAGGTGGAGACATCGGCAGAGTCCAGTTGGATCATGAAGTAGGTCATGTTCGCAGACGAGCCAAGCTGGTGACGTTTGAAGCCATCAGCGTCTTTGCAGGTCACCCAGAAACGGTTGCCTTTGTCTTCGATGGAGCAGAACCCAGTGAAGACTGCGACTTCCTGATCGGTCCAGACGTTGTAGAACACCGTCTTTCGGAGCAGTTTGAAGTTGTCAGCCTCAGTTGTGAGGTTCTGGTTTGCCACTTGAGCATCAGGGAGACAGCCCGAGAGAGCCGAAACACCCAAAACTGCAGCAGCAGCGAGAAGGAGCTTTTTCATGTTGGTTCCTTAGTGGTTGTCGTTGATCCAGTGACGCACTTCCTGTTTCGGATGGCGACCAACGAGAACGTCTCGCACCATACCGTCATTGAAGAGAGCCAATGAGGGGACTGTCCGGATTGCCATATCACCCGTGGTTTTGGGTGACTCATCCAGATCGATTGTGACGAACTTGAAGCCCGTCATTTTGCCTGCGAGATCCTCCACAAGAGGAGTGAACTCTTTGCAGGGATTGCACCAAGTCGCCTTGAACAGAACGACTACAGGTTGCTCGGCCTCACGAACTTCGTCGTGGAAGCTCTCATCAGTTACCTTCTGCAGCATCTTCGATCATCCCCTGATCTTTGAGTTGTTGGATGTACTTGTCCCATTTCATGACCACAGGGGCCATGGACGGAGCGACGTAGTTCGGACCCTTCAGGATCTTCCCTTTCGGATTACCGTCCGTGCCATCGCTGCGGATCGGTTGACCGTTGTCGTCCAGTTTGGACATGTTCGACTGGTGGACGACTTGGAAAGCTTCAATCACCAGTGCAGGGGGGATGACGTAGTTGGAGATGATTTCACCAAATGCACTCACTGCACGTTCGAACACCTGTTGCACACGGGCATTGGCTTCATCAGAGATGAGTTCGTAGCAGTTGGGGGGCATTGTGTTGTAAAAACCACACACAACATACAGAAGGTCTGCAGCTTCTTTGAAGATCTGCTCCATACCCTCTTCTTCTTGGTGAGCTTTGATAAGCTCGTTGGTTTCCTCATCGATCAGATCGACCCAGAAAACGAAGTCCCGAGGTGCCTCCATGACACGGATGAACTCCTTCTGGGTCAAGAAGACCTCATAAGGGAAAGATTCAGTGAACATTGATTTTCCTTTCTTCATTTGGCTCAAAGCGAACCAGAAAAAAGGAGTCAGAACTTCAGACGATCCACTGGCACTGCTTCGAGAGCATCCCATTCATTTTGGGTGCAGATGTTCCTAAAGTTCCGAAGCGTCCCTGTCCATGCCCAAAATTTGTCTTCTGTGAGGGCCAGACCATTCATGTGAAGATATCGTGGTCGAGGCCCTGAGAAGTCTATTGCCTTATACAAGTCCCGTGATTGGATTCGGTCGAGTCTTGTGACGGTACGGATTGGGGAGACAGGGAGCATGGGCGTATCCTACAGTAATTCGAGGAAAACATAGTCGAGGTATCCGACCAGTTCTCTTCCATTGATGTGATCTCCAATGAGGAGAGGTGAATCATCACCTGTGTCGAAGAAATCGTACCCACTTGCAAGAGTGTGAGTATCAACAACCACATCATCAACGTACAATTCGAGAAGAGTCCCGGTACGTTTCACCTCTACTTTGTAGGTGGTGTTTGAAGAGATGGAGTGTTCCAGAGCCAAATCAGCAGATGTACCATTGTTTGATACATAAAACTGAAGAGTCGAAGTGCTTGAACGACGAAGAACCCAAGACCGTTTGTTTCCTGTGGTCTGGTAATCAGCAATCAAACCCTGTTCTACAGAGGATGTGGACTCAAAGCTCAGACGGATACTGAAATCATTGGTTCCGAGACGAGGTTTCCCGTTGTCTCTCCACCGAAGTTCAGCTTGTCCATCAAAATTCATACGGCTGTTGGTGTCCACAAATACTCGTTTGTTGTCGAACTCAGGGAATTCAGAACTCACGTTTGTGATGGTTGCACCTTCAGCCAAACCACGAGCATCAAGACCAATCTTGACCCCAGATACCTGTGTCCAGTCAGAGGTTTTCTCGTAGGTCCAGTTGTTGAACAGGGTTGCATCAATGGCATCCACGATAGGAACAAACATCTGACGATAGGTATCCCCGTCCCAGTGACCAGCATCTTTGTAAGTCTCTGTCACACCTGACATATCCACCAAAGCAGCATACTTCATCGACTGAGCGATGGTGCCAATACCTGTTTGGATATTGGAGTTTGCTGCAGGTTGGTTTGTGTAGTTGGAAGATCCGGGAATCGGAGTCACAACAATAGGGACATCTTGATCGAAGCCAGTCCAAGAACGACGTACAGTTTCGAAGAGTCCCATCACCATAGCAGCATAACGATGATCATCATCAGTACCATCAAACAAGGTGGTATAGTCTTGGACTTCATCCTCACCTTGAGTCCAGATGATTGATCCAATCTCAGCACCGGGATAGGTGGAAGTAATTGTAGACCAGCAGGCTTCCCAACGAGCTTTTGCAGAGTCATAGACTGGACCATTGGAAGGGTTCCAATCACCATTCAGGAAACCTGCACCACCAACAGCAAGGTTGATGACGATGACCCGAGCAGGAGAGTGACGGGTGAGGAATTCACGGGCCACACCATAACCATACCCCATCTGACCAGAATTCTCATTCGAGTTGGTCGTAGGAAGAGGCTCCACAGCGTCAATGAGAGCGTGAGAGGAGTTACAGGTGAGGACGTTGGCAGTTGTGGTTGTATCAGACGAGAGAGTGTCTGTGGCACGCCCCACAGCGTTTGACTGACCCATGATAACCAAGACCACAGTCTTTCCTAAATAGTCTCGTTTGGTTGGTTCACGTTCATAAGTACCAATGAAGTTGATCAGATGACCATCAGAACTTGATTCATTGGTATCACTGTCTGATACATCTCCTGCTGATGGCCAGTTATCAGAGGTGACATTCCATCCGTCACCGATGTTCTCGTAAATGGCAGGGGTGTTACCATCTCGCATGAAGTTCAATCGAGATCCCTGAGAAGGATCATCAGATCGACGGAACAAAGTGACAATGTGTTCACCTTTTTTCACTGCAACAGGGGAAGAAAGTGCCATGTCAATAAACTCACCTGAAGAAGTATTCGTGTGAGAAAATGTGGCTACCTGAGATTTAATCATACCTTTCGAAGTGGCTCGAAATACTCGACCTTCCCAATCGACCCCACTGTTACCAGTACGGCCTACTATATGGGTAAGAGTATTTGCAGCATATGCTTTGGATAGGTTTCCGTTGAGAATGTTGGAAGTTGTACCAAGAGAGTAACCAACACGTTGATGTGTGGTATCAAAATCAGGAGGAGCAACAGTACACACCAATTCTTGAGCAGCAGTCCAATCAGATTCAATGGAACCAATACCCATAAAGGCCCAGTTTTCCATGTCATCAGAGGCTTCCAGACGGAATACTGTGGGAGTGTGGTCATTGAATGTAGGACGAGCTTTAATCATGATTTCAACGACTTCCACATTAGTCCCAAAATCATAACCAAGATACACAGGGTAATCTTCAGTGGTGGAGAAAAAACTGTTGGCATTTCCATCGAAAGCATTGGCTTTGACCCAAGATCCACCACGATCATTCGTACCAAATGCAGTACCTCCAGTAGCGATAGAAGGTCCATCTGCTACAGCACGCATCTCAACTTCTGCCAGAGAACAATAGGTAAAGTTATCTCCATCAAGGAAAGTCAAACGCCAGTAACGGTGGGAAGAAACGAGTTCCCCCACCACTGGCAAACGGAATGAACTTGCGATGGTTCCGATGATTACTGGCATCATGATGTCAAATCCCCGAACAGGTAGTAGGTGTCTGCAGTATCTGCATCCTGAACCAATGTAGCCGAAGAACCTTGGACACGAGTCAGGAGGTTTCCATCTGCAGAAACGATTGTCACACCGGTATCAGCCACGAAGGTGATTTGACCAGCCCCTGTCTGAATGAAAGTGACAGGCTGACTGGATGAAAGACCAGCCGTGACAGTGACTGTAGCAGCCGCTGAAGCCTTCTTCATGATCAACCCACTGAGATCCTCCTCAACGATACTGTATGCCCCAGAGATCGTTTCCTGAGTGATCAGAGAGTCAGTATCGGCTTCCTTTGGTTCATAGGAGTAGGTTACAGACCACATATCAGACGCAAAGAGGTCAGAACTTGGACCGTCTCCAACCTGAACATCAATGTCTTGAAGACGCTGACCACCTTGGTGAGTAGCAGAATCGTTCGTGATAGAGGTGTTTTGTTGGTAGTAAGCTCCATTGCTTGTGGTTGCAGAACCATCAGTACGGACCAGAGCAACATAGAAATACTGACCTGCAGCTACTTCCAGAGGAGTGGTCAGAGCCACAGTGTTGTTTGCAACACTCCCCTCAGTGTACGAAGACACAGTTTCACGGGTCATCGAGACGATGTTGTTGCTCGAAGTACCGTTGTCCATGATAGCTGCAATCACCTCAAAAGAAGCTCCTGCAGTTGCAGTCAGGAAAGAGACATCTGTGATCCGCATGTCGATGGAAGCAAGGTACAAGTTACCTTTGGTAGCAAAACCAGAGGAAGATCCGAGAGGGGTATCAAGGATATCGACACCAATCTTTGCTCCATAGGTGTCCCCACCAGAGGGTGCATCGATCCATTCAACACCGTCTTCTGCGGAATTGACTGCAAGGATCTTTCCTTGGTTCCCAGTGAATGAGGGGTAGGAAGCATCTCCGCCTCCGAAGTCCATTGCAGCATAAAGATCATTGGAGAAGAGGCGAATACCGACGGAGTATGTACCAGAACTTGATACAACCCCACCTTCACCAACAGCAGGGAGAGCACCTGCAGGGTTATTTCGGATGGCTTGGACAGTTTCAAAGGTGATCTCATCAGGGAGGTTATACCCTGTAGAACCAGAGGAGATAGCTACAGAGCTACCATCCTGACGTACCCAGAGGAATGCAACCACATCACCGGCTGTCAAATGGACAGGGGATGTCATGGCTACACGGTTGATATCATTGGATCCTGAAGTGGTGAACTCAGGCCCAGTGTAAAGAATCTCGGTGATCGTTGCTGACGTGGTAGCATCAGACAGTTTCACGATCATGGGAGTAATGTCTTGGTTTGAACCAAGATAACCAAACATCTCAACGACGGCAGTATCTTCAACGACAGTACCTAGAGCACCTTTCATGGCTTCTGTGGCTCCAGTCATCGAAGTGCTCATGTTGACGTTGGCATCATAGAGAGCAGAAAAGTAGTTGTTTTCCGTACCACCTGCACCAATGACCCATTCGACACCATCTTCAGTGTCGTTCACTGCAAGCACTTTACCTGCATTGGAAGAAAAATCCGGGTAGGAAGCACTGCCTCCACCCGCACCGATAAGGGTATCCCCATCTTTGAATTCCTGAAATTTTCCGTCTACGAGGACGATAGGACGACGATCAGCCATGGGGATACCCTCTTTTTTGGTTACGCGAGTTCAATCGGATCTTGGAACTGCACGTTGATTGTGGAAGCGTTGACTGCAAAGCCAATACGTTGAACGACGTTTCCAGCAGCACCGGGAGCCACATGGTTTGAGAGACCCGGAGTAGTGGAAAGAAATGCTGGTCCAGCGGTTACGCCAGAAACAGCGGAATTCAAACCACCGAAATACACCGTAGCGGATTCACCTGCAGCAAAGGCAGCGAGAACGAAGCCATTTGCAGGAGCCACAGTGTCAGAAGCATCGGCCTTACGGACCTTTGCAACACCGTTGTCGTTGAACACATTGACGAAATCTCCGGCTGCAAGAGCACCGAAGGCTTCCAGAACAGCAGTCTCAGCACCGATACCCGTAGGCATCATGGTGGAGTCGAGACGACCACTCAAATCAAGAGCAGGGATAAGGTTTGCCTTACCTGCCCCACCTGTGTTGGTAGCTTCGACTTCTCGGAAGCCACCAGCAGCATCATGTTGAAGAAATTTCTCGGCCATGGTTTTACACTCCTATGATTGGGTAAGGGTCGAGGTTGATTTTGGTAGGAGATACAGTCCAGCCGATACGACGTACACCGGTAACTCCCAGTCCAGTTGGAATTGTTGTGGTCAGAACCCCTTGAAGGGAAATGAAAATAGGCACGTTTACCGGCCAATTCCAAGCTCCCTCTTCCAGCATCCCTGCACGAACAACATCGATAGGATCGCCAATCACAGTAGCACTGCGGGTGACTCCCGCGTAATTCGAGAGGCTTTCCACAGTTGGCTGCGTGAAGAGACCATCATGACCCACAGCACGGTAGGCATTCAGAGTCTCAGCAGCGTAAATGGTCACATCCAAAGTTCCAGTGGATACGACCTCCTTGTTGAAACCATCCCCGACATTGATTCGGAGTGGTTCCTCTTTCACGAGATTCAGTTGAAGGGCAGGGCCAACAACAACCTCCTCTCGTTGGATCACGATTTCATACCGTGGACCCATGATCTGATTGAGGGTCAGTTCGCTCATTGTGTCTGATCCTCGCTCACGTCGATGATGAATGTCTGAGACGACACACGACCATCACCCGGACGATCAAACTGGATGTCACACTTCAGTTCCCGTGCAGGCCACACCTGAGTCTCCGAAGTCGGAGCAGAGATAGTGAAAGCACCTTGGGTTGCATCAGTGATAACCACTTGAAGATCCGAGATAAGTTTCTTGGAGTAACGAACCTGAGACGTAATGGTCCAGCCAGTGATATCCACAGGGAGACCGTTGTTGTCAGGGTTCGTCAACGACATCGGGATGACAAAATCGTCTCCACGGATGAATTCATATTTGACTGGTTCGCTCATGGCATGTCCTCTTGGTTGGTTTGATGTCTTGCTGTAACAAAAACCGGTTGACAATGCCATAGTATATAAAAAGACCCCCTCCGGTAAGAGGGGGCCTAATCTTCATTGGAATGTGATCCAATTACTGTTCGTCGCTGGCAGGTTCGCCTTTCACGATCATCCAGTCGATGTTGGCTTCGTTGATCATTGTGAAGCCTTCATCAGACCAGAGACGGAGGAAGGAACCAGAACAATCAAAGGCAGTGACGTTGTGCAGTTCGAGCTTGTTGCCCGATGCCATCTTGATTGTACGACGAGGTTCTTTGACTTCGACTTTGACACCCATGTGATCAATCCTTTGCTTCGACTGCAGCGAATACAGCCAGATTCTTGGCTTCCCAGAGGGAACGAAGGGCCAGAGTCAGTTCAGCACTCTGAGGGAGTGTGCGAGTCAGGTCCATAGCCAAGTGGTAGAAGGGGGAACTCACCGCCTGAAGGTCATCAGGCAGGTGAGCATATCGGAAGAGGGATTCAACCTTCTCAGTCGTCATCACCAGTCCCCTCATCGACTTCTTCTGCTTCGACTTCGGGCATGGTTTCACCACGCTTGAAGATCTCAGAAGTAGGGAGAGTGACGGTATCACCCGATTCATCCAGCGTGACACGCCAGTGAGCACGTTTGCCACCAGCAATCTCACCTGCAATACGGCCAGTGCCTTCTGCAGTTTGGACGGGTTCATCTTGACGGAATTTCTTGGACATAGGAGTCTCCTCAGACAATGTGTTCATCAATTGTACGGTGATACCACTGTCCACCGACAACTGCATGGTCTGTTACAGGAACATACTCGAAGTTGACAACCCTTTTCTGGGTATCACAGTGTCCGAGCATGAAACCAAGGTTCCAGATTTCACCGTCACAGTATTCTGCAGCACGGTAATGACCACCACCCATTTGATGGAATTCAGCAGGGATTCCCCAAGCATTCCGAATGGGCCAAACTTCGTGTTTGTGGTGATGTCCACCGAAACCAGCCATATGAAGATTGCGACGATCTGGGAAGTGACAGGCAAGAAACGTACCGTCGAAGTAGATCTTGTAGTTCCGTGTCAGTTCTTTCTTGATGTCCCGTTCTGTCCACGCTTTAAGATCAGCAGTGCCAACGAAATTGATCTCAAATTCGTCGAGGCCCAACAGTTTAGGGATAGTGAAACCATGCAAATCAGCAAGTACAGTCTTCAGGGCTGGAGTAGCTTCCGCAAGGTGACGGAAGAGCCGGAACTCGTGATTACCTTCAATGAAATCTATCTGGGCATTCGGTGCAGCTTCACGACAGTCCCGGATAAAGTCGAGGGCAATTCGGATCTTCCGAGTCACATCCCATTCACGGGGATCTTGAGCATATTTGGAGAACTCGGGCAGGTCGAAAATATCGCCATTCAGGATGAGGATATCTGGTTGGATGCGTTCGAGGCTTTCGATGAAGACACGCCGCCAGAAGGGGTCACAGAATTCGTCATGAACATCACTGCACGCCATAACGGTTTGCCACCGATCACCTTTCGGTTTCTCGTACTTGCCGATGTAACCGAGCTTCTGGTTACTAAACTTCTCGATCTCGTCGTGGCCCGCATGTTTGGCTATTTGCTTTTCGAGCCGACCAGCGTGCCGAGAGAGATCAATTCCGGCACTGCGTTTGAATTCTTGGAAGGTTCCGAAATATCGATTCCATGTAGCATCGGAAATGTCTGAGTTCGCTCGGAACCAGTTTCGTGAGATGAACATGTCGGGATTTTGGTTTTGCAGATCACGGAGGTGATCGATGCAGTCTTTCTTGGTCCAGTTGTCATGGAACTTGCGTTCGTTTTCTGACAGTGGGGCAGGTTTACCATGAGTACCAATTTTCTGACCGGCCTTTAGCTCGATCTCTTTCTTCTCTTTGGGGGGTTTCGTTTGCTTGGTTGATGTCTTTTTCTTGGTTTGGGTCATCGGGAGATCCTTTCATCCTTAGATGTCAAGATCTCCCTTAGCCGTTCAAACCCTACGGAGCAAGGTTTACAGGTCCATTTTGTGCTCCCAGATCAACCATTTGGGCCATCTTGGCCGTGATATCCTGTTGCAAACGACGTTGGATATCGTCGATCTGAGCACGTTCAGACTTCGGCAGATCATCACGTCCGAAGCCAGATGTAAGAGCAACGAGTTGCTCCCAAGTCATTGTGACCATTGATTTCTTCCGCTCATAGGCAGCGTAAGCAGCCGGGAAGTTCTCACGAACGAACTCAGCGATGATCTGTGCATAGACACGGATTTCCCACTGAGCATGTTCATCATCTCGGAGAGCCAAGAATTTGAACAGATTGTTCAGGTCCATTTTCCACACCACCTCTGTGTAAGTGTTCAGAGGAAGGTGGTTTCGTGCGAGTTCACGAGTGAAGTCCACATCGTCAGCGACCAGAGCTTCGTAGAGATCGAAGGCTTCATGGCACTGTTCTTCAATGGCACGACGGAAGTAATCCGCATCACGGATCATGTTGTCATCAGAGCCTTGCTTGTTGGCTTTGCTTTGAGTGTTCATCCGGTCCATCTCAGGGATGTAGAACAGTCGTGGCATGATGCTGTACCGTCCCGAATACTCGTTCAGGTTTGCAGTCCGGTGACGAACCAACTGTCGCATAACGAAGATGGGAAGTCGCATTTGAACCACAATCTCACACATCTCGAAGGGAGACGTATGTGCATTCATGTAGAGGTAACGGATCAGACCGGCATTGTCTGTGCGTTTTTGCGTACCTCGCCCATAGGAGAGACGTGCAGCACGAGCAATGTCGTCTTCAGTACCATCGACACGAACCAGCTTGACATAGCCATGATCCAGAACAGGGATTGCACCTTCAGGAAGCTCCATCAGGTCCACTTGATCACTGTCTGTTTTGGTTGGTTCAGACTGTGGCCGTTCTGCAACAGTTTGACGTTCACCGGGGAAGTACGGTTGTGGGGTGAAAGTCCGTCCACCCATCGTAATGGTTTCGGGCATGGGTAGATCCCATTCGAAACCACAGTGATCTTGGAGGTACTCTTCCACAAGAACAGCAACACTCTGTTCCAGTTGAGCCAAGGAACCATTGTTGTAGATGATCACATCTGCACCACAGTTCTCTTTGGTGATGTCCATCGACCCTTCTTCCGGGGGAAGATGCTCAGAGCGATCAACCCAGATGATTTTGTCGAAGATACCTGCTTCCTTGCAGGCTTGGAGTTCATCGAAACGACGCATACCGACATACATGTCGTAGCCACGTTCCAGCATGGTGCTTGCCGTCTTGGTCTTGTCAGGGGTGTTGTAGGCCGAGATCATCTGCATCCAGAGGACACGATGATTGGATCGGTCAGCGAACATCTCTTCGAAGGTGTCATAGACAGCAGAACCCCAAGCATCCCAAAGGATTTCACGGCCAACAAACTCCGATGAAGACATGAAGTTGAAGCCGTAGTTCTGTAGCATTTCTGCAACAGTATCCTTGCCATGTCGGCCATAGCCGAGGATGAGAAGTTTTGGTTTGGTCATGAGATTCTCCTTAGAACCAAGAATAGCCGAGCCAAGTGGCCCAACCATGAACGACAGCCACAGGGCCAAGAAGTGCTCCGACGATCATGAACAGCCACTCCTGATGCTGGATGGACACAACGAGGTGTGTGATCCAAGCAGGGATAGCCGAAAGACCGATCAGAACGAGAAGGAGTCGAAACATAGGTTTTCCTTTTAGAGTTCGATTGAAGTGACAGCCACACCACACTGTTCAAACAGTTCGAGGGAACGGGTGATGTCGAATCGAGCACGGATGTCCTCACTGTCACCGAAGTAGACTGCCTCAATTCCGGCTGCGATGATGTGCTTGGCACAGTGTTCACAGCAAGGGTGAGTGCAGTAGAGGGCCATGCCTTTGACAGATTCCTTGGCATTGAGCAAGGCATTCATCTCAGCATGGATGACACGAGCGTATTTCTCTTCACGCACGTTCCACCACTCATCCTTGTCTTCCATGGTTCGAGGGAAACCATTGTAACCCATTGAACAGATGGTCTTATCAGGACGAATGATGACAGCCCCCACCTTAGTGGAGGGGTCACGGGATCGTTGCGAAACTGCAACAGCAAGGCTCAAGGCCCATTCATGAAATCCGGGTCTCATAATTACTTCTCCGGTACGAGGTAGACTTCGCCGTAATTCACCTTCTGGAGCCAATAGTCTCCAATTCCGAGGTTAGGTACGAACCAGATAGTCTCCCAACTTGGTTTCGGGGGAATGGTCACTTCCAGATCGGTGAAGATCACAGCAGCTTCCGGGTTCAGTTGTTTGAGTCGCTTGTAGACAGGAGTGAGGTTGGTTCCTCCACCTGCAGTGACTCGGATGTTGTCGAGGGTCTCATCCTCCTTGAACACCTTCTCAAATTTGATCTTGGTGTCCCAAAGAATCACAGTCATCAGCACAGGATTCAGCTTTTCTTTCAGAGTCTTAGCTGATCTCAGGAACTGCTGTGCTTGTTTGGCCGTAATTGATCCGGAGACATCCAGAGCGTAAACAAGATGCGTAAGTCGATTATGTTTACCCCTCTTTTGGAATTTTCCCTTGAGACGCAGCCCTCCAGCAATCTGTCTACGAGACGGTCTGAGATAGGTTCTCTTTCCACCAGAGAGTGGGTCGAGGAGCCATTGTTCGAAGATCTCTTCATAGGTTTTCTCCTGAATGAATACTTTGAAGCCTTCAGAGGCTAGGATGCGATCCGTTGACCCATCACCGTTACCAGCTTTGGCTTGTTGTACCGCTTCATCCCTTGCTTGATCGTTCTGCTTCTTTTGCTGGCCGAGATCTTTCCCAGTTCCATTAAGAGCTTCTTTGATGAGGTCTTCGATCTGGTCGGCTGTAGGAGTGCCATGTGGAGCAGCATGACTTTTTGGGTCTTGCTTCCGTTGTTTGTGGACTTTTGCATAAACTGCCTCTGTGCTCATGCCTGCGTATTTGCCATTCAATAGAATATCGATGTCTCCGAATGGATTATCCACACAGAAACCATCTTCCTTCAGATGCCAGTTGATGACGTAATCGCCTGCGATGTTGTAGGACTCAGGATCCAGCCCCTCACCACGATCAAGGTGGTTGAGGATCAGATGCCAGATCTCATGAGCCACAACAGTCTTACGACGTTCAGCGTCCAGTTTGTCCCAGAACTTGGGGTTGAAAAAGATAAAGCCTGCACCTGCACAGGCTGTATCGATTGCTTCGCTCCACCAAAACTTGATCTGCAGGACGTAGGACGTTAGCCCTACGAACCTGTTATCAGTCAAAAGCATATCCTCCACGATACTCCGGAACGTTGCGTCTGCTGACTGCAGGCTTGCGCTTCCGTTGTTGGTGTTCATACCAACTGGACCTGCCACTTGGGACGAGGGGTTTGTCATCGGCTGCGAGGACATCAGATGTTCCTTTCACTGGGGATTTGAAGGGGTTTGGTTTGGATTTGGCAGAGCCTCCTAGAAAGGGATGTTGTCAGGATCCGAATCAGGGAGAGTACCACCAAGCAGAGGATCCACATTCAGACGCTTCTGAAGTTTCTCCACCATGGCTTTGTCCGATGCAGTGGAACCAACCTTAGACTGAATCTGGTTGACGAACAGTGCAGCATATTCACCACCCATACGATTCATGTAGGCAGTGACGTTCTCACGAGTTTGTCCATTGGATTCAAGCCAGTAGCGAGAGAGTTCGCTTGTCAGTTTGGCTTTACCTGCATTGGTTCCGGGGATCCGAGTCGAGTTCGGAGACTGAGCCACTTCCCAAGGATTCGGGAGAGAGATGGCTTCGTCATACTCTTCACGGAAACTGCGTGCAGCCAGAGGACCAACAGCAGCAGCCATGAGAGCGAACATAGGCTCAGAGATCGGGGAAATGGAGATCTCAGTCCGTCCAGTCGGGAGACCAGCAGAATCGACACCTTCCACTTCTTTCTTGGTGCGTTTCTCATGCAGGTTCACATGAGCGAAGACCTTCTCCCATCCACGAGGAGTAGGGTAGGTTTCGTTCTCTTCACGATCAGCCACAGGAGTTGGAGCATAAAGCATGGTCGGGTTCTTCTCGATGAAGGATACCACCTGCTCATTGGACTTCTTGTGTCCAGAGGCCCAGTGAACCCAGTCAGCCACGTTCACCTTCATCTCACAGGGGAGCATACGAGTGATCAGGGTGTCAGGGAGTTCACGAGCAATGGCACTGTCAGAGGCTCGGTTACCGGCTGCAATGACGACACAGCGATCATGCAGCTTACGGCCACCAACAGTACGGTCGAGGATCAGGGAGTAGGATGCAGCCAACACCTCTTCAGATGCAGAGGGAAGCTCATCGAGCAACAGGCCCCAACCATCATACCCATCAGGGATCTTGTCACCCTGAAGAGGGAAGGTTGAGAAGGGCAGGTATTCTGCCTTGCCAGTTTCAGCGTTGCGTTCAGGGAGACCAGTCATGTCTTCACTGAGGATCTGAGACAAACGAAGGTCGATCATCTTCAGGTTACATTGTGCCAAGACACCATGGACAACCTGTGATTTGCCGATACCCGGAGGACCAGCGATGTACGGAACTTGCTTGCACAGAATGGCATTCAAGATGAACTCTGCCGTTTCACTGGGCGAGAGTTTCAGAATTTCAGCAGTCATGAGACTGTCTCCTTTCGGTTGAGATACAAAAAACCAAAAGAAAACAATGAGCTATCAGAGTTCCTTGATCTTGTATCCCGAGTCCCAAGGGAGCTTTCGAGAAAAACCAGTCACTGCCATTCGGATGTTTGGGTTGGTTGAGGAACCAAGAAACTCCAGATATCCCACCTCTTCCTCGTCCGTCGTATGGTAGACAGTCCGAGTATCTTCATCGAAGTAGTAGAATCTCTCTTGATTTGTTGGTTCTGTCTCAGTACCTTGATCTTGCTTGGTCATGATTGATCTCCGTCCTTGGGTTGGTCAAAAAGATACCCCTCTACCAGACATGTGTCCAGTAGAGGGGTTTTCTTTTAGCAGATAGCGTAGTTGGCGTTGAGGATCACCTCATCAGCGATCTTACCGATCTTCCGTGCTTTCACAGGTTTCCCTGCTACTTGAGTCGCAATGAAGGGCAGCAGATTGCTGTTTTTGATGTCACACATGATCCGGTTGTACTGACGACGGAGGTCATCACCATAGTTCGGGTGACAACGGAAGCAGTCATGCACAGTGACCAGTTCGAACGACTTGTCTGGCAGAGTCATCATGAGATTGGCGATGACCATAGGATCGACCAGACCCAGAGTATCTGCGTAGAGGTAGTCAAGGATACGGACACTCAGGAACCCACTCTCTTTGTAGAGGGTCCAGAGTTCTTTCACCTTGTCTGCAGACTTGCCGTCCACACCATACTCACCTGCAATGATGGCCTCAGTGACACGCTGAGTCACACGAGAGTCGAACATACACCGACGGAGCATCTCACGAACCACCATACCATCAATCGAGTGGATCAGGTTTGGTCCCAGTCCCTTGTGGAACCGAGGACGTTCATTGACCTTCTGAATGACGGTGTACTCTTCATCCAAGAACGTGAAGTTGATTGCTTCTTTGTCCTTGGTTTCGATGCAGGCGTAGAAGCCATCTGGCAGATACCAGTCGTAGGTGTTGCCCGGAATCTCATCCCAGAGTTCTTGGATACCCAAGTTGAGATCCCATGCACCCGGAGCCATTTTCTCCATGGTGTCGTAGAAGACTTCGAGGTCATCTCCGAAGATTGCAGCCGGAGTTGCAGTTGAACCATAGAGAGCAGTCATCACCGACTGTTTCACATCCTTCCGTGTCACAGACAGGTCAGAATTCATCGTGGTGAAGATCTCAGCGTAGGCATCAAGGATGTTCTCATCACCACCACAGAGTTTCCATGAGAGAGGATCCTCTACGAGCAGTGACAGGAACTGAAGACCGGATGATGCAGCATCCAGACTGATCATGTATCCTGACTTCTCACCACGTTGAGCTTTCTTGTAGGCTTCAACTGCTGCACGCAACCCCACAGGGTTGGATGCGTTCTTGTATGTGGACTCTGCGTCCAGATCGAGACCACTGAAATATGCCAGACGAGTGTCCCACTGTTCCTTTTCAACGGCCTTGTTGTGGCAGCAAGCAATGGCTGCTTTAACGTATTCCATGCCGGTAAGGGTTTGGAACTCTTGTACTTTCAGCATTTTGTTTCTCCTAATAGCTGTTCAGTTTCTTGAAGAGTGAGTGGAGCGATGATTCCGCATCGCCACCACACATTGAGCCAATAGCCATCGAGATCTTTCTCGACGCCTATTCGCGTTGCGTATTTTCCTTGGAGGAGTTTTGTCCCGATCTTCTCAGCTTCGTGTTTGAAGAGGAAGTTCTGACGGTTGAGCATACACCTATTCCCAACTCCCATCGGGTTTCTGGGTGGTCAATACTCGGTCCACATTGAGATCTGTGGTTTGATTCAGAATGCGTTCAGCACATTCTTTCCGACATGTCTCTGAGTTCACGAAGAACTCTGGATCCACATCAGCAGGAATCTCGATCTCAAAGAACTGTTGGGTGTCAATGACGACCAGTTTCGTAGGTTGGCTTGCAGCCTCCTCACGCATACGGTCGATGTCTTCACCGGTTAGCATAGGACAGACCTTTCATGATTGAAGGGAGCAGACGCTCCATTTGGGTTTGAGTATCGAAGGTCAGAAGAGTGGAACGGAATTCATCCTTACCAGTCTGAGTCTTCAATGCGATCTTGATCTTGTTACCATCAGTTCCAACGATGACTTCATCTCCGTGGTGTCGGAGATCATAGATCGAGTTGCTGCCTTTCTTGTCATTTTCAGACTGCAGCTTGCTGAGATCCCATTTAGCCATTGGCAATGGTCTCCTTTACCATGTCCGGAATCGAATATCCGAAGGCATAGTATGAGATTGCACAGATGATCGTGAAGATGATGGTCAGGAGTGCAATACGGTTGATGGCTGCACCGAAGTGCGAACGAGGTTGTCCCACCACAAGAATGGTAGAGACACAGAGAACGGTAATGAGCCAGTAGATCATTGTGGGATTTCTCCTCTGAATTGTGCTCCCAAGATCATCACTTGTTGAGCGAAACGTTGTGCGACCATCGGATCAAAGTCCGGATGATAGGCCATAAGTTGACGATTCCAAAAGATCATGGATGATAAGTCCTTTCTGATGGGTCATGGTGCATGTGAATCTGCAACCGTTCCATATTTGCTTTGAGACGGTTGAAGTTCTGCACTGAGGCTTTCCCAAGGAAGATTCGGGAAGATGGTTCAGAGTCACGACCAATGAACATGTCGTCATCGTCGTCGATCCCGAAGACGTTTCCGTCTCCGAGAGTGATCAGCACAGACATGAGATGTCCTCCTATTCGCTGTATGTGATCTTGTCTGCATTGTCCCAGATTCTGAGCATATCCTCGTATGGTACGACGACGTGACTCTTGATTGGGAGTTTGTTCCGTCCCTCGGCTGTTGCCATGTTCCGGTTGCAGATGCCTTGGATGATCTTGATTCGGCTCACACGTTTGGCATGATCCTCATCATCGTACTGGTTTCTCTTGGCCAACACCTCTCGTGTGACCAGTTCAGGATATCCTCTGACCAGTCCGAAGGCGATGACACCAAGTACGAAGAATGTCATCCAGAAGAGTGGTTCATCCTTTGGACCTCCCCACTCAGATGAGAGTCCATAGACTCCTCCGAAGGAGAAGCCCATGATCAGTGATTGAAAGAACAGTTTCATTTCCAGCACCATAGTTGAGTTGTTTTGTTCCAAGTCCACAGGGTTTCCTGTGTACCGATGACGAGTCCCTGAGCAGTCTGTTTCCAGACATCAGGATCGAGCAGAGAAAGGAAGTATCCCATCTGTTCGGTATTCAGACATTCGACGATCATTCTTTCGATCCTTTGTAGTTGACGAGGGTTACACGGAAATACATGAAGAGGAACGGATAACCGATTCTCTCCAAGTAATCGTAGGTTGCAGGGTTAAGCGGGAACATTGTGATCCTTTCTGTATGCCCGGAAGAGTTTGACGAATCGCTTCGTCAGTGCAGATCGAACGATATCTTCGATATCGAACTCGATGACAGGAAACTCACCATCAACCATCTCCAGCACATGTCTGAGTCCGGATCGATCATGAAGATCTGTCTGTTCAATGTCCCCATCCACAACGACCGTAGAGTTCTGGCCGATACGAGTGAGGAACATCTCAAGATCTGCAAACGTGGTGTTCTGTGCCTCATCCAGAAGGACGAAGGCATCATCGAAGGTTTCACCACGCATAGTTTCGAGAGGTTCCAGAAGGATCTGTCCTGCTTCACGATAGAAGTCCACAGCATCCTTACCGAAGTGACGATAGAGAATCTTGAGAGCAGGACGCATCCATTCTTCAATCTTCTCTTCTTTGGTTCCTTTGAAGAATCCCAAGCTCTTCTCACCCGAGGATACATTTGGTCTCGTGATGATGATTTGCTTGATCTGCTTCATTTGGAACATGTTGCAGGCACAGGTGAGAGCAACGAAGGTTTTCCCTGTACCTGCTGGTCCCAGACCGAACACGACATCATTGTCAAAGATCTCGTCAGCGTAGGTTTGCTGATTCTCGGTCTGGGCTTCAAACTGAACCTGACGCAGCCGAGGCTTACGACGTACAGTCATGGGCTTGGTTTCAGTTTGTTGGTTCTTCGGGGGATTTTTCTGTCTTTTCATACGATTACCTCTTCGTTTGACAGTTCGAGCACAGCCTTGTTGTAGTCTGTACCCTGTGAGTTCACATGATATCCCACGCAGTATGTCCGTCCTCGACGATCATATTTGTGAGTCAGGTGGAACTCATTCCCTAATACAAGCAGACCCTCCATCACCTCAACGGAGATCTCGTGGAATTTGTCTGCTTGCTTCACCCGCTTTCGGTAATCCTCCCATGTTTCACCATCCTTACGCACAGGCTTCATGTATTTGCCTTGTGGTGAGGTAATGACATCGAGATTCAGTTTGAGAGCGACTGAGTTTGCCCGGTTGATGTGGTCAAGGCAGACATCTTCTCCATCGAAGATATCAGAGCCGTTGAGGACAATGCTGGAACGTTCTGTCAGGTATCCACTACCCATACGGTTATTCACCACTTTCCGTGGTTCAACGATCATAGGCAGAGGGAACTGGTAACGATCCAGAAGGTCTTCGACATCACGAGTCAGTTCATATTTGAGATAGAACCGACGTGTATCCATGTCGAAGTCCAGCAGGTCATCTTCCACAGCTTCGAACAGCATCTGAGCGACTTCTTGTGGAGTTCCCCATTTGGGAGAGAACAGACCTACCATCGTAGGAACATCTGCTTGTTTGTGCAGATAGATCTGAGCAATCACATCCACTTGGAATGGATCATCAGACAGAGGACCAAACTGCTCACGAAGAGTAGGCATCAGTTGGTGACGGCCAAAGAGTTCTTCGAGATTGGCTTGGGTCTCGTTCAGGTTGGTGTTGGTAGAGGTCATGGTTCTTATTCTCCTTCGAAGATACGGTTGAACAGAGTATCTGCAAACTCAGGGTTTGGAGCATCAGCCAGCAGAGCTTTTGACTCTGTGTCTTCTCCTGCAGCGATGATGTTCAGTTGAATTGGGTTTAGGGTTTTGAGGAAGGCTTCGAGCTTGATCAGTTCGATCAATGGTACTTCCCCAAGGATGGATGCAGTGGTTCCCACGAAGTCATCTTCTGACTCGTTACGGTTCACCATCCCGTTGTCATAGGCAATCAGGAGAGCAACCCGAAGAATCGTAGGCATGGTTTCACGGATAGTTTCCACCATAGTTTTTGTGGGTTTTTTGGTAGTATTTTTCATGAGTTACACTCCAGTAAGGTTTAGTCATTTTGAGGGGTGAAGTTGAACTTTAGGTTTCAGCCAGTTCAACAGTGCGAAACGAGCGAAGCGAGGCAAAATAGCAACAGTCAGGTTTCAGTCTGATGTATTTTTGTCACACGATCACAGAGGTCTATCTGCTGAACTTTTATCCCTACCCTGAGTTGCCTCAGAGTAGGGAAGGTTGGAGTTAGCCGAAGATGTTTGCAGCGGTCGCATCCACATCCGAATCTGTGATCTCAGGCATGTTCTGAGACGCTTCTTCTGTACGATACATCTGAACTGCCAGCTTCAGCGGAGCAGCATCGCCATGGTCGAGTTGCAGGCCACCTTTCTGCAGAGCCTTGACGACCTTGTTGGCCTCAGACAGTTGTGCAGCGTAGGAAGGATTGCTCTCGACAGTGCGAGGAGAGATCTTGGCAACTTCGAGATCTGCAAGAGCGATACCCTTGTTCAGACGAGCGAAGTGGATCTCACCATCGATCTCGATTTCGACACCGACATTCAGCCAGATGCCATCGAATTCCGACGGTTCACGCTCATTGCGACGAGCAGAGTTTTGAGTTGTTTTCGAACGGTTGTTGAGTTGGAAAGCCATGATGTTTTCTCCAGTTTTCATAGCGTTACGGCATGATTGCCAAAAGGAGCGAAGCGACGTAGCTACGCTAGTTTAAGTGAACTGCAGCCATGATTTCCTTGGACCACAGTTCAGCCTCCAGCTTGGGATCTTCCCAAGGTTGAAGTTCTTTGACAGACATTTCTCCATCGTCCCAGTAGAGTTGGAGTTCTTGTCCGTGAGTATAGAATTCGAAGCTCTCACCTTGGAGAGTTCTTCCTTCTGTGATGAAGATATGTTCGGTCTTAGCCATTGTTCTGTTCCTTGAGTTGGTTCAGTCGTTGGTTGAATTTGGACTCTGGTACGAAGCTCATAGCGAGCTTGTAGCCACCGATGATGGCCATGACAGATCCGATGATGAAGATGTTCCAGATCATGATGATGGACATGATGAGTAGCTCCACGATTGTTGTGATGAAGAGGATGAAAAGGATGGTAATTCCTGCGATCTTACGCATAGGTCAGTCTTTCTGATTAAGGGTGTGAACCCTACCCAGTGGTGTTTGGGTAGAGTTCAGGTTGTTACCATTCCGCTGAGATCTCATCGAAGAGTTGGGAGAGTTCCTCGTCTTCGTTCAGTTCTTTGCGGTGAGCAGCGAGAGATTTAGTAGCTCTCATTTTAGCGTTGTTGGTGATTGTCAGACGATTTGCCTTACTGTTTTCAGTGACATAGTGGTTTGCGTCACCAAGGACTTTTTCTGCAGCAGTTGCAGTTGAGGTCACAGTGTCGAAGACAGATACGACAGCATCCGAAGCAGCTTGATACATTGCACGCATGAGTAGACTCCTATGGGTTGATGCGATGATACCTAACAGGAGCGAAGCGAATAATGTGTGTAAACGTAGGGTGTAGTAGGTTGTGTAAAATATGGGGGGGCTATGATGTGTGTCAGATAGAAGACCGGGGGGGTGGGTTGAGTGTGTAACAACACCACACAAAAGACCTACCCCCATCTACAGTATTCACAAAATCCATAATGAAAATTTGAAAAATTGAGATTTCTCCTAAAGGAGAACAAAGTGAGAACTTTAGTCATTATTTTGAGGCAGGTCTATCTTCATCCTTTTCCTGAGTTTTTCAGCATCCTTCAGGAAACCCACAGTTAGCTCGGGGCAGGATATTTGTTCTTCTTGGTTCCAATCAGAAGGTGTCCATGGTTCGATGAGTTCTTCATAGTCAGCAAGACCTTCATGGGTTTTCTGTACTTGGTTCAAGATTCGGAAATGCTCTTGGAGCATCCTGTAGGTTTCATAAGGTACTTCGATGGTACTCATTGATTTGATCCTTTGTTGAGGGGGTTACTCTCCTCATGGGTAAATGCCTCCTCCTCAGATTACTACGGCTTCGCCTCCGTAATCTTCGTCGTCAGTATTTCCCTCATTCGTCGAGATTCCGGGGAGTATCCGAAGGATAGACATCCCGTCAGGGATGGCTCGTCTCCTCCTCACAAGCCGAGGCTTGTTCGTCGGAAATCCGGGGAGAATAGATACCCACATTTTACAGAAACAGTTGAGTGTTTCTCTAAGGGCTAGGGGCAGTTTGGGCCGGAAGAGGTTACCTATAGTGGGAACACATTTCACCCTGGCTTGCCCCCTTGGCCGTCAGCGGCCTGCTACGGAGATAGCAAATCGGCACATCCTGTCAAGATCTGCATTTTTGCACAGAGAGTGTTTACTGATGCACAGTGGCTTAGAAACCACAAAAGAAAAAGGAGATGCAACCGATTATGATTGCATCTCCCAAAAGCAAGCCAAAAAGGTTGCGTCTATGATTGGTATTCGATGGGGATCCCGATAGCCACTGCTGTGGCATGTTCAGACCGAGCACCGGGAGAACGTTCCCAACCCTCAAGGAAGTACATGAGGGTGGCCTCTTTACAGATCCATTCAAGATCCATGGCAAGGCAGTGTCGGTATGCTTCTTGGGTATCCCGGAACATCCCTTTCTGAGTCATCTCTGACATCTCGGATTCGATGGGGTTGAAGATGCAGTCAACTGGGAAGCCCCGGTCGAGGAACATCTGTTTCGCAGCCATGAAAGCCGGTCGATTGTACTCAGGGATGCCTGACATCGGTCCTGCGATGTAGACTTTTGTTTCTTCTGTCATAATACTCTCCTAGAAGATGGGTAGGGAAAACCAACCAAAAAAGAGAGGGTCTGTCCATGCTTGATTTACTAGAGATGCTCGGTTGGGACTTTGATGGGCTGGATAGTGGCCAAAGTACCATGTGGCAGCAGAAAATATGGCCGGGGACGAAACCCCAGAGCATCTGTTCATATTTGGTTTTCAGGAAGTGGTGGATTCTGGTGGCCCTGCTAGGATTCTTCCACTGTAAGCGGAGCCACCAGAGATATCATTAAGATGACTGTTTGGACTCGAAGCCGAACTCGATGTTGGTCAGTTCCGAACCTTCCCACGGCTGAGAGGTAGCCGGATTCAGACGCCAATCAGAGACCTGATAGGTTTTCTCGAACGGAATGTCATACCGCTCTGGGAAGGCGTAATCGACCCCCGACATCCGGATGAAGTGATCCAGTTGATCAGGAGAGTTGATACCCCGAACCGATGTGGTCACTTGAACGATGTTGGAGATGTTCTGAGCACCACCATAGGGAGAGAGGATCGTGGACTGCTTCTGATCAGGGAGAACCGTGGTCATACCAGTTGTAGGATCGTCATCTGCCAGAGTAGTAACAGCACCGAGCCAGTTTCCGTAGACACCTGTGGCGACCGGACGGATGAGGTCCAGACGAGCATTCCGGGTATCACCATCAGCAACGATGATCTCGGAGTAGTAGGAATCCATATCACCTGAGTTCCCATACCCACCACCGAGAACCAGAAAACGAGGTACATTCATCTGGTCGTTGATGTTGCGTTCGATGGTATCAATCAGAATCTCATTCACATACACCTCGACACGAGCGATCAAGGAGTTGTGGAGAATCCGGATATCATATGTCCGAACATGGCTGATCCTCATCGGGATGTACCGAACACTTGAATACTGTGTGCCATCTGCCGTCAGGTAGGTGTGATAACCCTCAGAGGTCCGGTTGTGGTAACTGAGACCGATCAGCTTGTTACCTTCAGCATCAGTGATCTCACAGATGTTTTCGTTGTTGTTCACATACCAAGAGTTTGCACCCATACGGAAGTGAACCCAAGTTTCATTGGTCTCCGAACCTTTGAACATCGGAGAAGAAACAGGGTTCAGAGACAGGGTATGAATCGAGTATGGCACGCGGGAATCATCCCACGACCACGAAGGGGAGCCAATGAGCGATCCCGGAAAGTGGGATACACTGTTGGAGGCGAAGAGGATATTGGGCATAGTTCGTTCCTTTCTGGTTGGTCACCCTCTTTTAGAAGATGGACCCTTTGAAATCTACAGCATAGATGAAGTCGATACCGTAGCCATGATTGTTCCGGAAACCATCGTAGATGAAGTCGATATCAGTTGACCAAGTTTCCGTCTGGTAACAGAACTTGTTGTTCCGAATTTCAGATTCATTACTCATATCAAAGAGGTAACTGACACGACCCTCTGTGGTCTGACTATCAGCAGAAGTGTTCGGGTTGTTGACCAGATCATAATCCACCACGATCACAGCAAACTTGTCACCCACCTCAAACTCATAATCCTGCCCCAAAGCAACCTCTTGCCAGTTGGTAGTACCATCCGTGGTTCCGGTAGAAGAGAACAGAATCTCATCAACCATACCTTTAGAGTACAGATCATTGATCCGAACCAGATAGATCCGGTAATCCCAAGTATTGGTGTTCATTGGTTTGAACCGGATAGTATCGAGATTCAGACGAGCTTTGGCCTGCCAGATATTCCCTTTGGCCATGTCATTGTCTGAGGAACTGGTATTTCGACCAGTATTGTAGGTTCCTGCAACTTCATTCAAAAGGAAGTCATAGGTTCCAGACAAAACTTCAAACTGTTTCTGTTGACCAGAAGAGAAGGTTCCAACATCATTCAAGTGGTATTCCTGAACCGGAGTCCAAAGAATCCCATCGTGAGAACCTTCAATCAGGAAGGCACGACCCATCTGAAGTGAGTTGGTTCCAGAACGAGCAGTGATATCGATCTCTTCAGGACGGACAAGGGTTTGCATGTTGTACCCGATCCAAGCAGTACCATTGGCGACACCGTTTTCTTCACCAGCCCAGTATCCGTTGTTCCGGATATCGTCGAAGGCATAGAGAGCGAGACCACCATTTGCTTCAGAACCAGCAATTTCATAACCGTTGGTTGCGAGATCTGCACCACCAGAAGTCTGACGGAATTCAAGTTCACCCAGAGCACAGCCAGACCATGTGTTGGCCTGAGTGAACCGGATACGCCATTGTTCGAATGTAGGACCATAGTCCCGAGTATTCACTTTGTCTCCTTTACGAATGAACGCAGTGAGATTGTCGATTCCAGCGTCGTTGTCATCGTCACCCGGTTGCCAGTTGAACTCCATGAACAGACGAACGTATCGGGTGTTCGCAGGAACAGGAGCTTCAAAAGAACGAGGGAACCAAACATCATTCGGAGAGGACCAGAGACCCGGACCATCATTCCCTTGGATGACGTTTTTGTTGATGTCGAGGAATTCCACTTTCACGTTGGCTTGATCTCGCCAATCATCAGAGAACTGCCACCAGTTGATTTCCAGAGAACATGTTCCTGCATCCACATCAATCAACCACCCATCATACAATTCCACGTCTTGGTACATGTAAGAGTACGGGGTGTTGTTCTGATCAGGAGTAACGTCAGTCCCTCCCCAGAAATAGTTGTAAGTTGTGTGCCAATATGTCCCACCATCGTTGTAAGTGGCTGAACCAAAGGTAGTCCATGCAAGGTTGCCCATATGAGCATCCCCATTCACCAGATTGATAGGCAAAGGTACACCAGTTTCCAAAGGATCCTGTCCAGTGAAACTGATGATAGCTACATCGTTTCCTTGAACCCGATTCTTATAGTCAGAAGCAAGACCTTGAATAACATGGACCGATTTTGCGTTGATATCCTCACGAGTATCTGCAGCCACGCCTGTGGTGAAATAAAGAACCCCACGAACAACATCTTGACGATTCAGAGCAGACATACCGGAAGTGATTAGAGTCCGTTCATTGAAATTCGTCATACGCTCTGTGTTATGGAGACCCGTAACCACATGATAATTCAGTGCTCGTGCTTCAATTGGTTCAATGATCGAGACGTTGACAGGATCCGAGAACCCATATCCCTCACCGATCACAGAATACCCACGAACCTCACAAGTGATGGCTTGACCATCAAACTCGACACCGAAGTCTTCTCGTTGGTTCGTGTATCCGGGAATATCCACCCCATCTGCTTGCCATTGGAAATCAAACTGAGGTGTAGGAGATCCGTCCCATTTACCGACTTCACACAGAAGCTCAGTCGGGAGTTTCAGACTCCCGGTAATAAATGGTGCGTCGATGTTGAACGGGGCATAACGATACAGAGGCCGTGAAGCCTCTGGACCGTAGATGGAAGGCAGAATGAAAAGACCTTCACGGATACTCGGATCGATATGGGTGATATCGACGGAGCGTGTTTGATCATCATCCTGCGTCCCAACATAATCGATGGGATGAGGCATTAGCGAAGGCTCCCTGTCACCATGAATTTTGCGTCAGCAGTTGCGATGATCCGAATGTCGGGCATGTTTGCACGGGGAAGTCGGACAAGGTTTGAGTCCAAAACCGTGTAAGATGCTTCAGCAGGAGTGAACCAATCTCCGTTCGAATCACGAACTTGGAATTGGATGTTTCCAGCATTCACCTCACAGGTGATGTTCAGATCCACAGCGTAAGGGCCTGCAGCGAAAGCAATAACGTCCTCGCCACCTTCTTCCGTCTTGTCGCTGATGTCGAACCACTTCGGAGTCACCGTGTAGTTCGTGTCGATGATTGTTGTATGAGTCATTTGCTTTCCAGTCTTGGTTTAGGTTATAGGGCCGGTATAGTAGCCGCATACCATAAACTCGGAGACTCAGGCAATGCTAACACTTCAAGACGTAAAAGACTCCCTGCCAGCAGGACAGAAGGGTCTCATCAAACAAGAGATGGTCGATCAGTTGAACGCCCTCTCCAGCGATCCAGAAGAAGCCCGGTATATCCGGGAGAACTTCATTTCCTTCACTCAGGTGCTTCAGGAAGGTCGTTTCAAGCTGGGCGATTATGTCCGTGCTGTCATGTATGTGACTCACAAGGTCATGGGTAAATCGAATCTCGATGCTTACAAAGCCACGTTCCCAGATCGGTACAAACAGCTTGTTGCTGATGGCCGTCAACCAAAAGACATCGCTTCCTATGTTGCTGCATACAACAAGGGTAAGCTGGTCAATATGGTTTATGAACGGGCCATGATTCCTACATGGGTTCTGAATCAGGACATGTTCCAAGAAGCTCTGAATACCAACTTCCAGATCATGCAGGACGTGAATGTCTCTGACAAAGTTCGTGTGGAAGCTGCCAACTCGATCCTGACTCACCTGAAGAAGCCGGAAACCAACAAAACAGAATTGCAGATCAATGTCGGCAAAACTGATGGTATGGCTGCTCTTGAACAACGTCTTGCTGAGATGGCTGCGATTCAGCGTCAAGCCATTGAAGGTGGGGCAGTAACTGCCAACGATGTCACAGGCATGAAGATGAATGTGATCGAAGGCGAAGCAGTGGATGTGACACCAAATGAGTAAGTTTTTCGGGAACAAAACCGTTGATGACTATTTGAATGAAGTGGACTTCGACCACCTGAACTCTGGGAGCTTTGTGCCTTCAGAGTTTGCGTTGCAGTTCATGAACTTCATCAAACTGGCAAATGACGGTCGGGGTGAAGATCACAAGACTCCTGTGATGCACCTCGCCATGTTGGACAAGCTGACAACACCCAAGAAGAAGATCACAAACCTGTGTGCTCGTGGTACTGCGAAAACCACTCTCTTCATGGAGTATCTGACGCTCTATATTGCTGTGTTCAATCGTCTTCCCGGATTCGGTGAAGTTCCCGGAATGTTGTATGTCTCTGACTCGATGGAAAACGGTGTGAAGTCTGCCCGTGAATCAATCAAGTCTCGGTACTACTCCTCGGAGTTTCTTCAGCATTGGCTTCCTGAATCTCAGGTTCGCTTCACAGAGAACTACATGGAATTCATCAACCGGAATGGTGGGAAATTCGGTGTAAAGATGTTCGGTGCGAAGTCGGGTATCCGGGGTACGAAGATCTTCAACCGTCGTCCTGTTCTGGCTGTGATGGATGACTTGATCTCAGATGCTGATGCGAAATCTCCAACTGCCATGGAAGCGATCAACGATACTGTCTACTCCGGTGTGCAGTATGCGATGGACCCAACTCGTCACAAGATGATCCTGAATGGAACTCCCTTCAACAAGGAAGACATCGTGTATCAGGCCATTGAGTCTGGTGCTTGGGAGGTGAACGTTTGGCCTGTCTGTAAGGAATTTCCCTGTGAAAAGAGTGAGTTCCAAGGAGCTTGGGAAGATCGATTCACCTATGAATACGTCAAGGAGATGTGGGATTCTGCCGTCATGGAAGGGAAAGAAAATTCCTTCCGTCAGGAACTTATGCTCCGGATTACGGATGATGAATCTCGTTTGGTTCAAGAAGAAGACATCACTTGGTACGATCAGAAAGTCCAAGATGACATCCGTCACAATCCACAGAACTACAACTTCTACATCACCACTGACTTTGCCACGTCGTCGAAACAGACGGCTGACTATTCAGTTCTATTCCTCTGGGCATATGACATGTACGGAAACTGGCACTGGGTTGATGGTGTGATGGAACGTCAGAACATGGACAAGACCATTGATGACCTTTTCCGGATGACTGCTACCTTTGATATTCAGGGTGCAGGTATCGAGATTACCGGTCAACAAGGTGGTTTCATTCCTTGGATCATGCGGGAGATGGATATCCGAAACCAGTATTTCAATCTGACTCATCAGAACGGGAAACCGGGGATCCGTCCCATGACGGACAAACTGAGTAGATTTAATTTGGTGGTTCCGCTATTTAAGGCCGGAAAGGTACGCTTTCCCGCGAGTAAACGGAATACTCAGGTTCTTGGCCTACTGATGGAGCAAATCTCACTGGCAACGAAGGATGGGATCAAGGGTAAGGACGACGGTCTGGATGGTGTGTCAATGCTGACAGTAATGAATGCTTGGACTCCAACCAAAGAAACGGTACAGCAGAGAGAAGCTGTCAAACAGGCCGATCCAATCTATGGTGAAGACGTAGCCATGGAGGAGTACGAACACGAGATCGATTCCTACATCGTATGAGGACAAGAACATGCTATTTGAAGACTTCACTGCAAAGCTGGCCCGACAGCAACTCAAGGCAACCAATGCCGTAGACTCTTCCAAGGAAGGGTTGATTCTGTGTGAGTTCGAGGACCAAATTCTGGACATCACAAACCAAGGTCTGACAGACATCTCCACTCGGATGAAACTGTTCGAAGGCCGGGATGTGATTACCTTCGTCGATGGACAGAACGTCTATGATCTCTCTGGTTTGACTGACTTCGTGAAACCTCTGGAGTTCTACGACGAGAATGAATGCAAGTACCAACCCCGCAGCAATGCACACATCACCCTTCCTTCTCCGACTACTGTGCGTTTCAGCACAAAGTTCATGGAAGACAAGACGGCTGTTGATGTGCTGTTCCACGCTTCTCATCCGGAGATCTCAATCACCGATGAAATACTACTTCCCAAACATTTGATTGAGGCACTGGCTCTTTACGTCTCAGGGTTGTATTTGTCACACATGGCTGGTCCTGAGCATACCCAGAAAGGAGATTCCTATTATGGTCTCTATCTGAATATGCTCACGACTGATGAGGTGAGAAATACATCGGGTACGTCTGAAGTTGTAGACGAGGACACTCGGTTTACAGA